AGACTTCCTTCAACCAATAAGACATTATCAGACTGGATTACAGAACTTCGCCGAAATAGAATTGATTTAATAGTTGACCTCAGCAAAGCGAATGTTAGTATTGAATCACTTTTTAGAACATCCAATCATCAATTACGACAACATCGCCCTTATTTGCGAACAATTCATTCTGTAAAAGGAATGACATTAGAAGCAATTTTAGTATTCCTTACTAAAAATGCAGCTAATAAGAAAAAGGCAATAAATTGCTATGAGCCACACTGTGAATCAGACTGTGTAAAAGTATATTAATATGGAAAAGATATTAATAGATAAATATGGTGGTGCAATATCGTTTAATACTGAATTAAATGCTATCACTCCTATAATAACTAATATTAACTGTAACTTATACAAGGTAACTAGAGACGGATAGGCAATTACATCAGATGAAGTAATTGACGTCAAGAAAGATGAATTTGTACTAGTTTGCACACTATGGGAGAAAGATAAACGCTCAGTAAAAGCAGTAAGCATATCTGATCCAGCAACCATTTATGACTTGAATGAATGGTATGAAAAAGAATTAAACAGACAGAATAATGAAACTATTTGATATAGTAGGTGGTAAAGTTGTAATTCATTCAGATGCTTTAGGTGTCCCATGCTTTAAAAAGATATGGGATGCTGATAAAGCAGATAAGGAACATGCTACTAAGGTAATAAGTTATATTGTACTTAAGAATAAGTATAATAGTCCTTATGTACTCAGTATGGATCCTAATAGTATCGAAACTAAGCTTAAAGAAGAGATATTTGAAGATGCAAACTATGAGTTAACAGCAGAAGAAATAGCATGCGAAGAGCAGTTTAAACAATTTTGCGATACTCGTTTACTTAGGATGTTACGTAATATGAGACTTAAGTTAGATAGTTTTAGTGATTACTATGAAGAATCATTAGGTGAAGATCTGGATGAAAAGAAGATTGAGAAGTATCTAGCAGGATTTGAGAAGGTAAAAGGTGCTTATATTACTTTAGATTTCTTAGAGAAAGCAGTTAAAACAGAAGAGCTTAGTACATCTAAGATTAAGGGTGATGCTAAGGTTAATCCTTATGAGTTGACAAGGTAATACATAAATTACAACTTAAATTAAACAACACGTTATAATAGATAAAATTAAACTAATATGAAAAAGCAGATTGACATTGTCATTGATATGACTAAAAGTAAAGAAGAGATTTGGGCGCAGATTGATGAAGCATACAACGCTCTGATTGCACTAGGTGCTAAGAAACCTAGTCTGTGGAAGAGAATCAAATCTTGGTTCTAAACCAAGCGACGATATGGGGTTACGTCGTTAAAGGAAGAACCCCGGCACTGGAGAGTGGCGGAATTGGCATACGGCAGTAGATTGACGGAAGCGCCCTAAAGTCGTCGTTAATAAATCTCTTGGGCTTGAAAGTTCGAATCTTTCCTCTCCAGCTTAATATTGCCCTATGGTGTAGTGGTAGCACGCAACTCTCTAAAAGTTGAGGTCCGGGTTCGATTCGATGGTGGGGCGACCATTAATGCATGTTAGAGGTGCATTTTTAAAAAATAATAATTTTATGGAAAAGACATGCAGTAAATGCAAAAGAGTACTACCTCTAAACTCTTTTGGCTTTAAAGATAAAGCAAAGACTAAAATGCTTGCTAGGTGCAAGGAGTGTATAAAGCAAGATAAACGAGAATCTTATTATAAACATTTATCTGAGAATTTAGATAGAATTCGGTAGAGGAAATAGGAATATAAGATTGCAATAAAACAATTAAAAGACACTCACCGTCAAGGTGGATGTATTTTATGCGGAGAAAAAGATTTAGCTTGTTTAGACTTTCATCATATAAAGGATAAAGAACATACTATAGCAGCTATGAGATATTTTAGTACAGACAAGATAATAAGAGAACTTGATAAATGCATAGTGTTATGTGCAAATTGTCATAGAAAGCTCCACTATTACAATAGCTACCATTAACGCATTGAAGTATGGCGCGCATACAACGTAAACACCTAAGTCACTTATTGAGTAATTAACAATAAACACAGCTCATGATGGTCCTAATCGTAAGTAGGCAAGTTAGCGGTTGCTTGGTATTGATTAAACCGCAGCATTGTGGGATGGAGAAGTGGTATCTCGTTAGCTATAAAGATTTATGCGTAAAGAACGGCAGTTCGAATCTGTCTCCCGCAACATAATGAAGTTCGATGAAAGACAACGATAAGAGAATAATTACTAAAGAAGAAGATCCCAACATAATTGGAGATTGGATGTCTTATGATGAATACATCGTATGGAAAGAATTTATAGAGACATAGAGATAGAAATTTGAAGATTTTATATATGGTAGACTTCAGTAAATAGATCAAAAATAGTGATAAGTTTAGATAGCCGGCACTCAAGTTTTTAGAGACCGGCTCTTATTGTTAGTATCCAGAAGGTACAACAGAATTTTTCAAGTACTGGGATTAGTAGATGGAGAGATGTAAGTATGGTTATACTGCTGATGATGGTGATTTCATTAGTGGGTATAACTATTTTTATTTAAACTTCTGTCCTATTCAGCGAATTATATACACTGTTATTACTAATCCAGATGGATCTACAACTACCAAAAAGACTCGTGATTTACAGTTTCCAGACTTCTATGATTATGATTATTACTTTTTTCTAGCAGTAGAATAGGCGGAAGAAGAAGGTAAACATCTGTGTGCATTAAAGAGTAGACGTAAAGGTTACTCATATAAGAATGCAGCAATGGCATGTCGTAATTACTATTTATTTGCAGGTAGTAAGACTTATATCTATGCAAGTAATAAGCAGTACCTTACTGAGGATGGTATCCTTACTAAGGCATGGGACTACATGGACTTCATTGATAAGAATACTGCATGGGGTAAGAAGAGATCTGTTAATACTCAGATGCGTAAACGCGCTGGTTTCTTTACTAAGGATGAATATGGTAATGAGATTGAAGGCGGTTATAAATCAGAGATTATCGGTGTTACTTTGAAAGATAATCCTGATGTAGTTCGTGGTAAAGCTGGTAAACTTATTATATTTGAAGAGGCTGGTTCATTCTCTGAACTTGGTGCAGCATGGCAGATTGCTAGACCTTCTGTAGAACAGGATGGTATGGCATTTGGTACTATGATTGCATTTGGTACAGGTGGTGATGAAGATAGTCATTTTGAAACACTTAAAGACATGTTCTATAATCCAGATGGTTATAACTGTCTAGGATTTAAGAATATATGGGATGAAACACCATCTGATAAACCGTGTGGATTCTTTATTCCACAGTATACTAATATGGACTTCCGTGATGAAGAAGGAAATAGAGTATACATGGATAATGACGGTAATACCATTTATAAGAAATCCGTTGATTACATACTCAGTGAACGTAGAAAAGTAATAGAAAATGCTACTAATTCAGTAGCAGTAGATAGATACGTAGCTGAGCACTGTATTACTCCGCAAGAAGCATGCTTAGAGTTTGGTGGTAACATATTCCCTAAGAAAGAATTACAAGAGCAACTAGCAAACATTCGTATAAATAAACACCTAAGTAATCACAAATAGATAGGTGATTTAATATGGGATACTAATGGTTCTATTAAGTGGGTACAAAAGAAAACAGGTGATATCACTCACTATCCTTTGAAAAAGGACGATGATCCAACTGGATCAATAGTTATATGGGAACACCCTGTGAAGGATGCTCCTATCGGATTATATATACTTGGGGTTGACCCTTATGATCATGATCAATCAGGTACTAACTCATTAGGTTCTACATTCGTTTACAAGCGTTTCTAGAACTTTGAGAACTACTATGATATAATTGTTGCTGAATACACTGGACGTCCTAATACAGCCGAAGAATACTATGAGAACCTACGTAAATTGGCGGTTTACTATAACGGTAGAATAATGTATGAAAATGAACGTAAAGGTTTATTCCCATACTTTACAGCTAAACACTGTGACTATTTACTTGCTGATCAACCAGATATTATATCAGATATTGTAGGTAATTCTAAAGTATAGAGAAAAAAGGGATGTCACATGAACAAACAGATCAAACAATGGGGTGAAGGCTTGATTAAAGACTGGTTAAACGACGAACAAGCGCCCGGTAAGAAGAACCTACACAATATACTGTCAGAGCCGCTATTAGAAGAGCTTATAAGCTATAATGACACTGGAAACTTCGATAGGGTCATGGCGTTGATGCAGGTAATGATTTATAGAGAACAACTCTATAATCTAAAGGTTAAAGAGAAGAAAAAAGAGAATAGAGATAGAGTACTATTTGATGGACCTATCTTTACTCAAGAGTGGTATCATGACGATGATATTACTAATGATAATATAGAAGCATATATGTTTTAACTATGAAGAATATCAATCAATTTCCTATACAGAAATTGCCAATGTCTAAGAAGACTAAAGACTGGAGGGAGGCTTGTGTAAATTACATAATCGGTCACAGTCAAGGAGGTTCTAGAAATGGCAATACAAGAACTCGCAAGGAAGAGATGTAGACCTACTATGATCTTTACAATAGTATATACAATGAGAAAGATCTTAAGTATGTTACTAATCCATTTAAACAATAGGATGGATTCCCTGCAATGGCTTAGGACTACAATATAATCAAGCCTAAAATAGACTTGTTATTGGGTGAGGAAACCAAAAGACCATTTAACTTTAAGGTAGTACGTACTAGTGAAATAGCAACTAGTGAGTTACAAGAGAAAGCTAAATAGATGTTAATAGACTATATTCAGGCTACTATTATGAGTAAGCTAGGACCTGAAGAATAGGCTAGATATCAGGAAGCTTTACAATCTGGTGAGATTATGCCACCGGAACAAATACAAAAATACATAAGTAGAGACTATAAAGACATTGCTGAAATCACAGCATATCACAGTCTTATGTATTTAAAGAATAAACTCAACATTAATCATGAGTTTTTCAAAGGCTGGAAAGATGCATTAATAGGTGGTGAAGAAATATACTATATTGGTATAATAAACGGTGAGCCATGTCTAGAACGCATCAATCCTATTTACTTCGATTATGATACTGAAACATCAGACTTAGAGTTCATTCATGAAGCACAGTGGTGTTGTTATGAAATGAATATGTCAGTAACTGAACTGTATGATAGACTGTATGATAAGATGACAGAGAAACAGTTGAATCAATTACTTGACATGATGAGTGATAATGCTAAAGGTGGTATCAATCCTGAAGTAAGAAAAACATCATTAGATTACCCACATATTAAGACTCATACTATTAATGGATTTACTTCAAATCCATTCGATAGTGGTGAGAATATTAAAGTATATCATACATGTTGGAAATCGTTTAAACAGATAGGTTTTGTTACTATAATGGATCCAGAAACAGGTAATCCTGAAACGTATGAAGTAGACGAAACATACAGAGAAACAGGTATGGAGATATCTGTAGAATGGAAATGGATCATTGAAACATGGGAAGGATATAGAGCTGGTGAAGATCTTTATATAGGTATAGAACCAGTTGAATATCAATATGTATCTGCTGAAAATCCTAACTCACAAAGACTGCCTTATACTGGTGTAATATATAATAATACCAATAGTAGACCTAGATCCTTAGTGAGTATGATGAAACCATTACAGTATATGTATATTGTGTTGTGGTATCGTTTAGAACTCGCAATGGCTAGAGATAAAGGCAAAGTGGTAAATATGGATATTACTCAGATACCGAAATCTATGAATATAGATGTATCTAAGTGGATGCATTATTTGTCTGCACTAGGTGTTAACTTCATCAATCCTTATGAAGAAGGTTGGGATATACCGGGTAGAGAAGGCGGTAAACCAGCTGCATTTAATCAGATCACAGCATTAGATCTTACTATGGCTAATACTATTAATCAGTATATTATGCTAATGGATAAGATTGAGTCTATGTTATCTGAAATATCTGGAGTAAGTAAACAACGCGAAGGTTCTATTTCATCTAATGAGTTAGTAGGTAATGTAGAAAGATCAGTACAGCAATCTGCACATATTACAGAGCCTTGGTTCTGGACTCATAATCAAGTTAAGAGAGAATGTCTTAATATGCTGTTAAATACAGCTAAATGGGCATGGAAAGATGGTAATAAGACTCATTTACAGTATATACTTGATGACGCAACTAGAGCATTCTTAACACTATCTGATAACTTCCCATATGAAGACTTTGATATATTTGTAGATGATTCTACTAAGAATCAATAGAATATTGAATTCCTTAAGAGTCTTATTCAACCTGCTATGCAGAATGGTGCTAGTTTACTTGATGTAGTAGAAATCTTTACTAATGATAATACCACTATGATTAGAAACAAACTCGAAGAAATTGAACAGAAACGTATGGAACAACAACAAGCCATGGAAGAAGCTCAAGCTCAGAGAGAACAGCAGATGATTCAGATGCAGAATGAGGTTAAGGAAGAAGAGTTAATGATTAAAGAAGCAGAGATGGATCTTAAGAAATATGAAATAGATTCTAACAATGCAACTAAAATTACTGTAGCTCAACTTAATGCTTATAGAGGTGTGGAGGATATGGATCAGAATGATAATGGTATTCCAGATCCAATGGAAATTGCAGCTCAAGCTCTTGAAGAGAGAAAACAAGCATCAGAGGAAGCTTCAAAACAGTTTGAATTCAATGCTAAACTTCGCGAACAACGTATGAAGAAAGAGATCGAAGATAAGAAAGTAGAACTCGAAAAACAGAAGTTGTAGTCTCAGAAGGAATTACAGAAAATGAAAGATGATGCTGCTATGGAACGTGAAAAACTCAAAGCCCGTACAGCATTAAAGAATAAAGTAGCAGGAGAGAAGTAATATGAAACTTATATATAACAACATTATACCTTTTAAAGGTTTTAAAGCAATAAATCTATTTGGTTTATGTTTTGTGCGTAATGGCATGAAAATGTCCGATAAAGATATTAATCACGAAAGCATACACACCGAACAGATGAAAGAACTATTATATTTACCATTTTATATATTATACTTTGGTGAATGGCTAGTAAGATTATTTATGAAGGGTAATGCTTATAGAAACATAAGCTTTGAAAAAGAAGCTTATGATAATGAAAAGGATTTAACATATTTAAATAGGAGGAAACATTATGGCATGTGGAGGTAAAAAGTCAGGCTCTAAAAAGGGCAAAGGTGGAAAGAAATAATTGAAAGATTATGGATGCAAATAACATATTAGAAGAACTGCAGACACTCTATCCTGAAGATCTAAATAAAGATTACAACTGTTACTGGTGGTGGACTCGTAACACAGATGGATCCGCTTTAACTTACTATCTATTACTAAGAGATAAATTCATGGAAGGAGAGCACTCAGCTTGTCTCAGAGCTCATTCTTCAGATCCAGAGAGTTTAGTAATGCTATTAAAGATGTATTTAGAAACATGTAAGTATTAATATGGACAGAGAAGCATTTAAATAGAGAATGCAGAGCTTAAAGTCTTACCGGGAGAACAATCCCGGTAAAGGCTACTTAGATTGGAAAGCTTCATTACCAGATAATTTGCAAGATGAGAGTAGTTATAATCTGTAGAGAGCTTATGAACTTGGGTATGAACCAGAGTATATTGAAGAAGACAGATCCTATCATTTACCAACTAGAGATCAAGAAACAGGAGAAATACTTAAGAAACCTTGGCATCCTACATTCTTAATAGGATTACAAGAAGATGCTAAATTAGGTTATTATCCATAGACCATAAATGGTGTTACATATACTACTACATGGGAAGGTAATGAGCGTCCTATTTACAAATATGCAGAAGGTGGGGAAATACCGCCAACTAAGCCTGATATAATCGAACCTATTCCGTATAAAGGCAAACTTTATACTGACAGATATGGTAAGAAATACACTGAACAACAGGTATATGATTACTATAATAATGGTACTGACGAGATTGATAGATTCTCAGGTAGACCGTTAGTCAGAGGGTTGAAACCATTAGTAGACTTAGAAGATGCTGCTAACTTTACACCTGTAGGTGACGCAGTAGCTGCATATGATGTATATGATGCGGTTAGCAATAAGGATTGGACTACAGCAGGATTATCAGCATTAGCAATACTACCATTTGTACCAACTACTGTCAAAGAGTTTAATAGAAAATATAGAGGTATTACTCCTAAACCAAAAGCTAATAGATTTATACCAAAAGTAAATAAAAGTTACACAGAATAGGCTATCGACCGATACTTCAACTAGGTTAAAAGATATAAAATGAGCGAAGCAGATTATCTATCTGACATAGCTAATGAATCTAACAGAATATTTGAAGACCTGAATACTAAAGCGTACAGAAATAGAGCATTACAAGCAGATAAAAGATTTGGTACAAACTACAATTCTACATAAGAATATTAGCACATACACAAAATGGTTTAACTCCATACCTTTGCTTGGTATTGGAGCTTTAGGAGTTTATAGATATGACAATACAAAAGAGTGATTGGAGATTAGATTCTGGTATGTTTAAGTACGGTATGGCTTTACTTAAACAAGAACTGTATACTACTAGTTTTAGAAACTATGAGTGTTATAAATTACCAGAATTCGAGTATTCTATTGAAGGTGCGTAGGCTGCTAAAGAATTTCTAGAAAAGCCAATATATGATAGCAATAAGTATCCAGAATTTTCTCCCGATTTATCAGAAGAAGAAATAGATATATTAAAAAATCCAGATCTATTTACTAAAGAAGAACTTGTGAAGATGATCAACACTTTACTAATAGAAAAATACACAAAGGAGATTATAGAATATGAGCGACCTAATAGACATGGCAATGATAATGCCATAGTATCCAATACCAAGCTATAAAGATGGTGGGATACATATTAAAAAAAAGAACAGAGGAAAGTTCAATGCCTTAAAGAAGAGAACAGGTAAGTCAACAGAAGAACTTACTCATAGTAAGAATCCATTAACTAGAAAGAGAGCTATCTTTGCTCAGAATGCTAAGAAGTGGAAACATAAAGGAAGAAAGAAAAATTAAATCTAATTATATATAATTATGGAAAAAGAAACATTAAACGGTTTCGAAATCTTTGAAGATTTCATGCCAGGAGGTAATGTAAAGAATAATACGCGTACTGGTGATAAAGATGATATTGATAATATTGATATTGATGCGGCTGCTGAAACATTAACAGACGAAGAGCTGGAAAAATTACGTCAAAAGCCAGTAGACAAACAGGATGATGTAGATGATGATGACGATGATAATCAGGAGCCAGAACCTACTAAATCTAAGAAGAATAAGAAGGAAAAAGATACAGAATCAGAACCTGATGATAAGGATGATGATACAGACGATAATGACGATGTAGATAATGAACCATCTGAAGGTAATGCTGTAAGTGCATTCTTTGAAGCAATGTCTGAAAAGATGGGATGGGAACTTGATGAAGATGATGAAATTCCTTCTACTCCAGAAGAGTTAGTTGATTACTTCCAATCAGTAATTGAAGAGAACTCAGTACCACGATATGCAAGTGAAGAAGTTGAAGCTTTGGATAACTTTGTAAAAAATGGTGGTAATTTAAGAGATTACTTTGAGATTGATGGAGAGCTTGATCTAGAAGAGATTAGCATTGAAGATAATGAAATTAATCAGAAGTTAGTATTGAAAGAATTCTTGAAAGAGAAAGGTTTCAGCTCTAAACAGATTGAGAAGAAATTAACTAAGTATGAAGATGCTGGTTTACTTGAAGATGAATCAGAAGATGCATTAGAAGCTCTTAAAGAGATAAGAGAACAAAAGAAACAACAGCTATTGAAAGATCAAGAAAACCAAGCTAAGGCTGCTGCAAAGCGCCAACAGGAGTACTTCCAAAGCGTTGTCACTGAAATAAAAGGCATGGATAATATTCGTGGTATTAAGATACCTGAGAAAGATAAACAGGTATTACTTGAATACATATTCAAGCCTGACGCTGATGGTATGACAAAATTCCAAAAGGATTGGTCCAAAAGCGTAAAGAACTTACTTGAGTCTGCTTACTTTACTATGAAGGGAGACACACTATTGAAGGCTGCTAAGAGCGAAGGTTCAACCAAAGCAATTAACAAATTTAAAGATAGTCTAAACAAAACTGGAGTAAGTAGAAAGACTAAAAAACAAGAGATCTCGAATGATACTGATATCTGGAGTTCTGCTGCACGAATGCTACGTGCAAATTAATAATAACTAATTAAATTAAAATTACTAGTATTTTATGGATAATAATATTCTAAATAACTTAGTTTTATACAAAGGTAAATGGTTTTCAGACTTGATTGACACTGCTAAGATCAGTGCAGCTTCACAATAGAATCCATATCAGGTTGCTACCGTATTGTCTTATGTATTTGGTACTAAGGATAATGGTTACCAGACTTCTCTGGATATGCTCACTGGCGGTCTTGGTAATGTAATGACCATTGATCAGCCAAGCTGGGAGTGGAGTGTAATGATTGATGCTGATAGAGCTGTAACTATTAGAGACGCAAAATGGAATGGTGTTGCTATTTCTGAAAACTCTACTGCTGGTTTGGGTAACACACCTATCCTGTTGTGGTTGGAAGATAACTGGTTTGGTCCTACTGCTATTCTGGAATTCGATAATAAGGATTTCCAAGTACGCGTATCTGGTGCACCTTATCAGGATGGTAATCTTTGGGTATACACTTGCTTTGTAGCAGATGGTAACCCTACATCATATATCCCTGCTGAATATCTGAAAGCTGGATGTCAGGTATCTCGTCTTGCTTCTGCTGTAGAAGAATACAGTGAAGAAGGTGATATCTTGAACTATAATACTCATTTCAAAATGCGTAATTATCTGACGACAATTCGTATTAACTATGATATTACTGGTTCAGCATATTCAACAGTAATGGCAATTGCTCTGCAAGATCCTAAAACAGGTAAGAAATCCTATCTGTGGGCAGATTATCAGGAATGGGTTGCCATGAGAGAATGGTATAAGAGATGCGAAAGAATGCTGGTTTACATGAAAAACAATGTAAACAAAGATGGTTCTTGTAATCTGAAAGGTACTAACGGACGTCCGGTATTTATTGGTGCTGGTCTGTTGGAACAGATTGCTCCGTCTAATAGACGTTACTACACTAGACTGAGCGCTGAACTGTTGGAAGATTTCTTGTTCGACCTGTCTTACAACGTACTTGGTACTAACGAACGTAAGTTTGTTGCCTTGACTGGTGAAATGGGTATGAGAGAATTCGACAGAGTATTGAAAGAAAAGATGATTACTATGAACTTGATCGACACTGTGTTCGTAACTGGTTCTGGTGATAACCTTACTTTTGGTGGTCAGTTCAAGACTTATAAGATGACTAACGGTATCGAGCTTACTCTGAAATATTTCCCATTGTATGACGATACTACTTACAACCGTATGTTGCACCCAATCACACTGAAACCTCTGGAATCATATCGTATGACATTCCTTGATCTGGGTAGACGTGATGGTGAAGCTAACATTGTTAAGGTAGTACGTAAGGATCGTGAATTCGTTACTTGGTACACTGGTGGTGCTGTAGCTCCGTCTGGTTACGCTAACTCTAAGAATACTCTGAGATCTAATGGTAAGGACGGTTATACCGTATTCTTCCTTGGTGAAATGGGTATCATGTTGCGTGATCCTCGTGCTTGCGGTGAGCTGATCATGGAAGCTGAAGACTAATTAATGTTTTCATAATTTAGGGGGCTTAGGCCCCCTTTCCTACTAACTTGATAAATCTAATATTATTATTATGGAAGTAATCGTTAGAATCTTAAAAATAAATCCTTGGAGCGGGATTACAAAATGGTCTACTTGTTATGACTATATTGCTTCTTACTGGACTAGATCTGGTAACTTATATACAGGTCTTACTGCTTAGGATGCAGAAAGATTAGAGAAAGAAATTGGTTATCCTAGTGGGCATCTTTCACCCGCAAGTTCATTCTGGGATACATTTGCTGTTAAATTAGGAAAGAATGATCTTATTCTAAATACAGACAAACCAGAAGATGAACTTAAATATTTATTCTTGAAAAAACATAAAAGAGTAGCTGATGGATTAAATAATGTAACACCTTCTACTGATTATGTTATTATTAACAAGGATAGTGAAGCTAAAGAAGCTAATAAGATCAACAAGATTAAACGTGAAGCATATAGAGAAATGGATAAAATGTCTATTGAGGATATGCGTAAGTGTCTTAGACTTTATGGTATCAAATCTGATACATTGTCTAATGAAATGGTTGAAGCTAAGCTTTCTGAACAGATTGAAAGTGCTCCGGATAAGTTTATAACAAGATGGGTAGAAAACCCAAATAGAGAAATGAACTTCATAATTGAAACAGCTATCTCTAAGAATATCATACGTAGAAATAGAAGTCAATACTATTTTGGTACAGATATGATTGGTAATGGCTTGGAAGATGTAATAGCTTATCTGAATGATAAGAAGAATTAGGATTTGAAGCTTGCTATCTTATAGGAGATAAAAAGTAAATGACAATAACTGAGTTCATAAATACAGGCAGTGGATCTCATGATTGCTGCCTAATATATAAGTTTACTAATTTAATTAATAATAAAATTTATATAGGGCAAACAAAGAACTCGTTAAGAAAACGCGTTATAGCACATCTTACTCAGGCTAAGACTAATACTAAATCTAAAAAGCATCATCTACAATTTGCTATACAGAAATATGGTTATGACAATTTTGATATATCTATTGTAGAAGTTTGTTGTTATGAATAGTTAAATGCTAGAGAGATTTTTTGGATATCTTATTATGACTCTACAAATCCAAGTAAAGGCTATAATTGCACAAATGGAGGAGATGGTTGTAGTATTGCAAGACAAATAAAATAGTCTACTAGAGATAAGATATCTGAAGCAAATAAGAAGAAATGGAGTGATGCTAAGTATAGAGAACTCCAAAGTATCTCTAGAATAAAAGCTCATCAAAGAAATATCAGACCAATTGTATAGCTTACTTATGGCTACGAATTAGTAAAAATATGGTAGTATAAGAAAGATGTCTGTTAGAATTATAACAGTTAGATATATAATCTAAGAAAAAATCGAAAAACCATTATATCTTGTGGATTCATATGGATGCATTTGAGTGACTATAATTAGTTACAATTAGGCGAGCCTTTAATAGTTCAATTAGACAATAATTATAATATAATTTAGAAATATTATGATTATGCTACAGCTAATATCCGAATACGTGAACTTACTGGCAGATGTAGTAGATTACAATTTGACATAAATCAAAAATTTACTAGAATTAAAGGTACTAAAAAAGCTGGCTACATATGGATGCTATACGATAGCTATAAAAATCAAATCTAAATAATGAAAATATCTGATTTACATAAGGCATTTAAAGTTCTCATGGATAAGAATTCAGAGGCAGTCGCTTTCGGTGGCTGCCCTGCATTCCTTCCTGAAGAAATAGATTTATTTCTTAATTAGGCTTATATAGAAGTAATATGTAATAAGTACACCGGTAACAATACTATGAAAGTAGGGTTCGAAGGTGCTGTTAAACGTATTGCTGATTTATAGAAGTTAATTAAGACAGATACTGCACAACCTTTAGTATATCCATACTCTAGCTCTAATGTGCTTACTTTATCTAATTTCTTTAAAGACAATCAAGAACTTAAGAGAATGTTCTATGTAGATTGTGTATTACACTTCAATGATGAAGTTGCTATATGTACACTTATAGATCATGAAAAGGCTAAAGGATTCTTATAGACATATAATAATATGCCTTGGATAGAAACCCCTGTAGCAGTATTAGAAGATAATACACTGAAGATATATATAGATCCTATACGTATGTCTGCTGATACTTATACTGCTGATATTACTTATATTAAGTATCCTCAGAATATAAGCTATACAGACTATAATAAGGATATCACTGAGGTTCCTGATTACATATTAAATGAGGTAATTGATAGAGCTGTAGAAATAGCACTAGAGACTATAGAATCTCAGAGAACACAGACTAAAGTACAACTTGATAGCTTGAATGAATAATGTGCCCACGTGAAATGCAAATAGAGGTAGAAAGAAGACTATAGCTAATTAGTCCTACATTAACTATTGACAATAAACTACCATCTGATACTATATTATCATTTATTAATGAAGCTGTCGATAAGTTCTGGAAAACTAGATATTCAGGTATCAATTTCAAACAAAGAGGCTTCGAGTAGGACTAGAAACGTACTGATGATTTACGTACTTTGGTTACAAAGCACACTTATAAAGATATTGGCATTACTAAGGTTAATCAAGAAACCTATACAGTTACCTTACCTGACGATTATGTAATACTATTAGGGGATACAGCAGGTATAGCTCCTGCAGATGGTATTACTAATGATTGTTGGGAGAAAGATTCTGAAGGTAACTATAAAGTTAAGTATAGCGATACTATAGAAGGTACTATTGAAACTGTAGACAGAATCAAAGAAAATTCATTATCAGAGTACCATCTAAAGTACACTAAAGCTAAACCTATCAAACTCATGTAGGATAATACTATTACTTTATATACTGATGGACAATATAAAGTAGCTGAGTATACTATTGAGTATTTAAAGAGACCTAGTAAAGTAACATTGGTAGGTACACCTACAGATGAATACATAGACCTTCCTGCTCATACTCATATGGAAATTGTAAAGATGGCTGTGCAACTTATATTAGGTACTTTACCAAACTATAATGTTTATTCCAATGAAGTAAATACAATGGAATAACATAACAAGAAAGCGCTTACTAACGTGGAAATCAAACTTTAATAAGTTAGGAAAGTAGAAAGTAAGCGAGTTTAGACTAAGCGCTTAATATGTCTAATTAATAATTTATTTAAAACTATGATTCAAAGCGTTCATTCCGTATTGATCGGAAAGACTTGCCCTGCATCTTACACTACTGTAGATGCTCTGGCTGTTGGTGACGTAGCATTGTTTGATGAAAACAAAGCTCTGCTTAAAACAGCTGCTGCTGCTGCATCCGCTAACTCTTTGTACGTTGGTGTGGCTGGCCCTAAAATCAACGTTACTATGCCTGATGGCTCTGTAGCTCAGAAAGCTAATATTGATTTCTCTAATGAAATTCAGAAAGATTCTAAGCCGTCTGCAGTTATTGGTGCTCACGTTGAACCGGTTGAAGAAAAGATCGTAATTACTCTGACAGATGCTACTATTGTAGCTGGTAATCGTTATGTATTGCGTATCGTTTATAAAGACCTGTATGAAGCTGCTTGGCAGTTTACTCATTCTTATGAAGTATATGCTGAAACTGCAACTGCTTCTGACTTGGCTTCCGCTATCGTAAAGAAGATTAATGCTCACAAGAACCGTCGTGTACAGGCTTCTGCTAGTGCTGCAGTTATCACTCTGAATGCTATGCCTAAGGATGATAATGAAGGTGTTTATTCACTGAATGAATACAGCGTTGTATGTATGGAAGCTTCTTTGTATGAGACTATTCCTGGTGCTTTGCTTGCAAATCAGCCGAAAGCTGTAGCTGGTGCTACTATTGCTAAGACTGCTGGTAATCCGGGTAAAGGTTATTGGAAACAGGTACGTGATGCTGAAGTACGTAATATGGGTTACAAGGGCCACGTATTCACTGGAGCTTATCCTGAAGTAGAACAGGCACGTAAGGTAGTTGAAGGTACTCAGTATGATTATGCTATTATCGAAAATGATAACAAGTATTTGAGTAATGATAACCAATATATTAAGACTACTCCTCTTACGACTGAAGTTTACTGTCCTAGTATGGTAGGTTCTATCATTGATAAAGGTATTCAATCCTTTATTGCTGGTGCAGAAGTAAAATAATAAGATATAATTTCAGTGTGCTGACAAAGGGCTATGGGGCTAAATAGCCCTGTAGCCTTTTTTATTTAAATATATATCATGAAAATAATTGGAATTAAAAATATAGATGATACTCTAGTAATCTCTTTAGATACTAAATTACCTGATACAGTGTCAGAGGACTTATATTTATATATAGACACACTGGATAACTATACTAAGCGTAATTCAGATAATTCTGAAGAACATTCATATTCTATACTGTTAATAAGTGCCGAAGAAGGAGATGTAACTAATATCAGTGAAGATAGGTATCATATTACATTAGATGCTACATCACCATTTGCCAGTGCATTTACTGTAAGTATAGAAGACTCTACTGTATTCTATTACGATAGAGAAGAGTTGTACTATAAGCAGATAGATTTACTTTGTACAAGCTGTAGTACTTGTTTAGATGATCAATAGAAAGATCGTATAATGTTATTCATACTTAAGTATAACTTATTGCAATATGCTATAGAACATGACATAATGAATGATGCAGTTCAATACTACAAAGATATTGCAAGAATGTTAGGCATATGTATTAATAACAGTATATTCAATGATGGTCACTTTGACTGTAATCGTTGCAAAAAGATAGTTAATAGCTGTTGTAATTGCAAAAATGGGTGTTGTTCGTTATGTTAACTAAAGAGATATATAAAATAGGAGCCAGTAAAAACTTACTTACTAAGTACAATATAGAGTATGATAAGTGTGATATAAAGAGTATAGCTTGTGCTTCATATATCGCTAACTTACTTGACGGTGATTACCCATTAACTCAAGTACAGATAGATAAGTTAGAATAGCTTATTAACTGCCTTGTACAACCTAGTAGGTATTGGTATGGTAATGATTAGGAAATCATTAGACCTATACTATTAGAGAGAGAGCTAAATACTAATTTTGGTTTAGAGACCGTTAATGGTCAACTTATAATTTGTGAACAATGACTCCAGAAGAATTAGAGAAATAGGTACTAAAGAATACTGTAGCTATTAAGACTGTATCAGATAGCTTAGTAAACTATGTTTAGAATTAGTATTTAGACAATACTAACAAGAGTGTATCAGCTAATACATCTGATATAGAGAAGTTACGTAATGACTTAGGTGATATACAGAATTAGATTAACTTACAGAACCGTATTGAGTATCTAAAGGATACTAATATAGTAGATGCAACTAAATTAGACTTACTGCAGTATGACGGTAATAGGTGGTCTAATGTAGCCGCTAATAAAGTAGTTACAGGTTTATTAGGTAAGTTAGTTGATTTATAGGATGTAAAAGTAGAGGATGTTCGTAATGACGAAGCCTTAGCTTGGGACAGTGAATTACAAAAGTGGACTAATAAGAATCTGAATACAGAGATATATGATGATATATTCATAAGTAAGATTAAACCAGATTCTACACCACACGAAGTATGGTTTAAAGATTCAGCTGTATTTGGTCAAGAAGGTTTTGCATCAGGTCTTACTGGTTTTGGTGGTAAGATTGATAAATGGGGTCATGCTGAATTAGATAGTCTTACATTACGTAGATTCCTCGAAGTACCTGAACTTAGATATAATCGTGTAGAGATACAGTTAGGTGACAAATGGAATGCTCCTGGTGCAGGTGTAATTGAAAGCGTAGAGCAATTAGATCAGTATACTGGTACTATTACTTTGAAACTAGAGGAAGGTGAGTATGGTGCAGTATCAATGGGTGACCTTTGTATGGGTATCTTCCACTCTGAGAACACTGTAGAGAATGCAGAAAGTGATGAAGATGATGGTATGGGTAATAGAAAGTTTGCAGGTTTCTATACTGTTTACTTTGAAGTTACTAACATACTAGATGCACAAAATAAGAAATTTGGTTATAAGCTTAGACCTGTAGATGAATATTGGACTATGACTTATCATCCATGTGCACAAATGAATTTCGTAGCATATGGTAATAAGACTAATGTAGACCGCCAAACATCTTGCTACTCAACTCGTACTTATACACGTTACTTAGTTAACCAAAATACTTGGGATTAGAGAGCTAATAACATTGCAATGCAATTCGGTGACTTAAGTAATCTGAATATATTTGGTTATGAAATGGAAGGATATTCCGCATACCTTAATTCAGTGTATTTCACTGGTAAGATTACTCAAGTAAAACCAAGTGGTGAAGAAGTACTTTATGCTAACGATAGAGGTGCTTGGGAACCAGATACTCATTATGACTATTATGATAGAGTAAGCGTATTAGGTTACTTATGGTTATGCGTTAATATAAACGGTACCGATACTAAACCTAGCGATAGTAATCCGGATTGGTTAATGCAGGTATCTAAAGGTGATACAGGAGAAGGTTTAATAGTACGTAGGTCTGAATGGTGGCCTGGTAGACTATATTGCAATGAAAGTGAAGTATCTCCAACAGTACAACCATTGAGGTACTTAGATATTGCTTTAATTAAAGATTTAGGAACTTCTACAGGTTATAAAGCATACAAATGTATATCTACTATAGATAGAGGTCACGGACAAGGCAAACACTTATCTTCTAGTGATAACAAGCCTGGTACTCCCGGTGGAGTTGAATATTGGGAAGAATTAGCTCAGAATGTAGCTAGTATTTATACTGATTTGATTATAGCTAAAAATGCTAAATTAGACTTTATTACTGGTAACTCATTAAGAGTTGGTTATCAAACTGGTAATACTACTAATGATTTTCATGTAGTAGCTGGTATAACTGGTGAAGGTGGTACCAATGGAGATGCTATTAGAATATGGGCTGGTACTACTGAAGAGAATAGAGCTAATGCAGACTTTAGAGTAACTCAAGCTGGTAAACTATATGCTAGTAATGCAAACATAGAAGGTAATATTACTGCTTCTACAGGTACACTTGGTACTCTATATTTGACTGGTTACATTGATGGTACTAATGGCGGCAGTGATGGTATGATGCTATTTCCTAGCTATATAAAATTCAAACAGGACTATAGAGAACTGATATTGGGAACTGTTAGTAGTTTAGGATTTGGTTACTTTGGTAGAATGACTTCTAATGCTACAGATGAATACGTATACAATAATGCTGGTTTGTATATGGATTTAACAGGCGGTTTAAACAATAACCTTGCTATGTATGGTAATGGAGATATATCTATGAATGGCAATGTTGTTGGATATAGTTATCGTGTTGCAGAATTTACTGAAGCTAGTAATAAAATTCAACGTTAGACATACGCTAGTCGTATGCTAATAGTAGCACCATATGGTTCTTGTATGATTGGTCTGCCAGAATATAGTATAGTAGAATCTAAATTAGGTATAAACTAGGCTAACTGGACTGTATCAATGACAATCACTTATGTACCTACTGCTTCTTCTCCGAATGTAAGAATATATGGTAGATAGAATCGTAGTACTAATTAGGAGTATCCTATCTTATATAATTAGAATGGCGGTAGAGTAGAATACGTTGATATTAACCAAGGAGATACTTTTACTTTTACACTAATTAAAGAATACGCTAGTAGATATTACGCGATGATAGAAAATCTTTCTAATTAATGAATAATAGATTATGAAAATAAATTTTGCACAACTGGAAGTATATACAGACATTAAGAAAACTAATAAGGTCTGCGCTGATGTTAGACAGCAATTAGGTGAATTATTGTATGAAACAGGTAGTGGTATTAAACTGCACTCTCTGGCACTAAAGATTTATAATTCTGAGGGTGAAACAGAATATGATGCTGAAGAAGTTAATATCATTAAACAGTATATAGAACAATATTGTAAGCCTGCCTTTATTGATGCTATCATCGAGTTAACTAAAGTATCAGAAGAAATTAAAACAGACGAAGTAAAATGATAGTAAAAGGAGTTAAAATAAGTGAACTCGAACTTAGAGATAAACTGACTGGAGAGGAAATGATTCCTTTCCAGGATCAGTTATCTAACGGAAAGATGGACATGAAATCAATTATAGATTATTTTGAGGAAGTGTCTGATCAAGAAGTTAATCTCTAGAGTTTGGTAAACATCAAACAGTATGTAAGCAATAGTAAAGAGCTAGAGTTTGTATCATCTAATGTAGGTGATGTATACTTCAATACTGGTGATAAGAAGTTATATGTGTATCAGGAAGGTGGTACATGGGCTACTACTGATCCGTCTAAATATAGAATGTATGTAAGACTGGATAAGGATGAATATGGTCGTACTAATATCATTCATAGATGGGATGGTAATAATATGACTGTTATCTCAGAGCGTCTGTTTATCGGTGAAGAAGAAGGTACAGCCTATGAAGGTTCTAAGGGTAAACAAGTTAGAGATGACTTAGATGCTCTTAATGCAACTATAGATAAGTATCCAGCTAAGTTAGTCAGTGGTATATTAGATCCTAATTACAGTGGCAGTTCTGTTGACTTAAGATATAGTTTCTATGACCGTATTAGTGATACTAACTCAACAGGTACTAAAACAGTTAACTGTGCTAGTTAGAGTAATGCTGGCTTTATGGCTGCTGCAGATAAAGTAAAGTTAGATGTTACTTTACCTAATGATATAAAGGCAGAAGAGGATGCTAGAAAGGCTGCAGATAGTACTTTACAGGGCAATATAGACAGTTCTAACAGTGACCTGAACAGTAAGATTACTGCAGAGACAGAACGTGCTACACAGGCTGAAAACACTATTACAACTAACTATAAGGCAGCTGATACAACTTTACAATCTAATATAAATAATGAAGCTACTACAAGATCTGAAGCAGATGCTGCATTAGATAGTAAGATAAGTAAAGAAGTTAGTGATAGAACTCAAGCTATTAGTACACTTCAAGGTAGTTTAGATACAGAGATTGCTAGAGCTACTAAAGCTGAACAAGATATTACTAGTGCATATGAAGCAGCAGATACTACACTGCAGAACAATATTAATGCTATTAATAACTCTAAAGGAGTAGCTAATGGTATTGCTACATTAGATTAGAATGGATTAGTACCTTCAAGTCAATTGCCTTCATATGTAGATGATGTAATTGAAGTTAGTACTTTTAGTGCATTACCTGATACAGGTGAATCTGGTAAGATATATATTACTCAGGATACTAACCTTACTTATAGATGGTCAGGTACTGCATATGTTGAGATATCTCAATCATTAGCATTAGGTGAAACTAGTTCTACTGCATATGCTGGTGATAAAGGTAAGGCAACTACTGACAAACTTAACAGAATACCTAATAAACTTATTGTTGATACTAATGGTGTTACGTATAACGATCCAGACAGTGTTGTACTGAAATATATCTTCTATAAACAGCAAGAACAGGAAACTAGTACTAATATTCATACAATCAATGCAGCTACTACAGCTACACCGGGTATAATGACAGCGGCGGATAAGACTAAGTTGAATGGCTTAAAAGATCAAGCTGGCATTACTGCTGATATTGATATTGTACAGACTAACTTAGAAACACATATCAATAATAAAACTAATCCACATGAAGTTACTAAAGCTCAAGTAGGATTAGGTAACGTTGATAATACAGCAGATACTGATAAACCTATATCTACTGCAACTCAAACCGCATTGGATGCTAAGTTTAGCCTTACTGAAGGTAATTTGCTTAAGACTACTGCAGATAGTTTGCCTAATAGAATAATTGCTTATATTCCTGGTAGTAGTATTGATGCTACTGGTGAAACTGTTAGTATTACTGAAGGTACTTAGTATGTTGATAAGAGTAATGGAGTATATGGCTCTCTTAAGCAGTCCTCAGTTACTAAAACTCTAACTGCTGCAACTACTACTAAAGCTGGTGTACTTACTGCTGCAGATAAGGTTAAAATAGATAAGATAACTACTACTGGAGATGGTACTAGATACTTAGCTGATAATGGTACATATAAGCTTATACAAGGTGGTGGTAGTGGGGATTCTGGTACTTTTGTACTTGAGACTGCAGCTGCAGACCAGTTAACAGATACTGAGTATAATGACTTAAAAGACGCTATAGAAGCTAATAAGATTATTATAGCTGATTTAGGTTTGACTTTAGGCGTAATAGCTCAGATATATCAACCTTGTTTTGCGGCTACCTATGACAGTGGTAGTAATAGAATTGTGCTTAGCTTAACACAAACTACTGGAACTACAAGCGGTAGTGAGGACAATAGAAGGTTAGTAGTATGTGATATTATCATTTCAGGTAATACTGGCCATAGTGTAAGTAGAGATAACTATAATTTAGTTAATGAAAATATGGTACTTACATTTGGCCAAACGACAGAATATACCCCTACTACTACTTATAGTCCTGCTACTAAGAAGTATGTAGATGATAACAGATACGGTAAGACATTCGTTGTTTCAGCTGTAAATAATTTCTTAACTAATCGTAAGGAAACTGGTTCAGCTGCTGAGACAGCTACTAACAATATATTTGGTAGTAAGGAAAGCTTCCGTGCTGTAGTAGATGATATTATCTCAAATCATACTAGATACTATATACATGTAGATGGTGATGCTAACAACTGTATAGAATTAGGTTGTGTGAATGCTTGGAAGAATGCTGATAGTAGTACGTATCAATTACATTTCATCATAACTTATTATACAGGTAGTGTATTGTACACTAAGAGAATTAGTATTAACTCAGATAATAGTGCAGATAGCGCATTTATAGAGATAGCAGACTTAGTTAACTCAGATAATATTAATGTAATGACTAAGAAGACTACATCTGAATATAATAGTCTGAGTAAGAATGATAATACCGCTTATTTTGTAGTAGATTGATATGATAGATAGCGATTTAAAAGTAGGTTCAAGCAATGCTGAAGGTGTCTATGTAAAAGACACCCAGTTGCTTTAGTTTGATTGGAGTAAACTTCAAGATAATTTGAGTTATGTTTTTGATTCAGTTGATAGAACTGATTTTCCACTTATGATTGCTAATCTCAGTTCACATCAGATCTATCTGTATCGTAATAATCAATTGACTGTAGTAGAACCTGGTAAGATTGATTGGTATACGGTAGGCTATAATGAAAAACCTGTTTCAGAAACTGTAATTACTAATCCCAATGATATAGCAGTAAGAGCTATAGGATTTCATTCAAATGGAGTAGCTACAGACTATGACTATTATACTGCATGGTTTAACAAAACAGTTCAAGCAAACTCAATAATACTACAACCTGCTTATACAACTGGTGGACTTAACATGTGGGCAACTACACTAATAGTATTAGACGAATAAAAATAGTATTAATTTAAAAGTGGGGGGGGGGTGATTACCCTCACCCTTAACACTAAAGATATGAATAATATATTTATAGGAGATAAGAAAGTAACTAGAGATAGTATTCTGGACAAAGACAGACACAATAGAAAAGTAGTATCTCTTAGAGGAGAAGGCTTTGATGAAAATCATTGGTATCCTTGTGACTTTGATGCAGATCCTAATGTAACTACATTTCCTTTACACCTTATCATTCATAATACTCTAAATACTGATTCACAAGGTGATGCTAAACCGTCTTGGGCTACAAATTCAAGAGGATTTGCTCTATACGTAGATATGGAAATTGGTGGTGCAGGATGGGGACAAATATCTATCTATTAGAAATTGAATGCCTATGTTGGTTCGTGGGGTGGAGCTACTGCTGTAGGTTCTATGCATCAAATAACTCAATTGTCTAAGTTTATTATATATCTTAGGGGCGGTGCTAACTACTATTACACTTGTGATTGTGAATCTACTAATATAGTAGCTCATAATAGTACATATACAGTTGCATATGGAAATGATAATGAGACATAGACATTTGATGTTCTAGATACACAGGGTAATATTAAAGAGTGGTTTGACTTTGATATAAATGATTGCTTATACAGTGCTAGAAACTTTGGTCTAGTAAATACTAATGAGTTTAACTTTACTAATTCTAATGTTCCACGTATATGGTTTAACTATAGAACAATGCAAGGTAATTTGGACGGCAATATAAATGATTACGCTTTCGGAAGAGGTAATGGAGAATCATATGCCAGTATTTATGCAGCTGGGTTCTTTAAAGAATCTGATATTAGATTAAAATCTAACATAAAACCATTACAACATACTCTAGAACAAATATGCGATATACCAACTATAGAGTTTGATATGTATGATAAACATCAAATAGGTACTATTGCATAGAATTTAGAGGAACACTTTCCAGAATTAGTAAAGACGGATGATAAGGGTATTAAAGCTGTGCAGTATGATATGCTTGCAGTAGTAGCTATAGAAGGTATTAAACTACTTAAGCAAGAAATTGAAGACTTAAAGAAACAAGTGGAGGAGTTGAAGAATGGAAGCAACTAATGAACTAGTAACTGCAACTGAAGCCAATACTGAAGGTTTAAGTATTAGTCCTAGTAACGAATGTATTACTAAATAGGAATTCAATGATAATCTTCCTCAGGGGGGGGGATATGCATATTGAATCTGGCAATTACAGTCATTATACAACTGTGATTAATAGTTCCTCTAGGGATGTAAATTTTTATGTGAATGCAGATAGCTTTAGTGGTGATGCAGTTATAAAAAGTAAAGGAGTGTATCAGTACTATGGTTTATATACCTTTGAATATCATACTGATGACTATAATCAATTATAGTACGATGTTCATTATTGCTATGGTAATAGTCAAAGTAATATGTATAAACTATCTAAGACTTCTTAGTTATTAAGCTATACTAACGATATTGCGCAAGCTTATGATTCAGACTACTGTTTACAAGTTATAATTTTAAGAGACGTATAATATGGAATCTACTAACGAATTAGTTACAAAGGCAGAGGCTAATGCTGAAGGTCTTAGTATTGAATCTACCAATGAATGTATTACTAAAGCTGAGTTTAATGCAAATCTACCAACCCCCCCCCAGTTTTCATATAATTTTCCTGATAATTATAGAGAAGCAATATACATAGTAAATGCTACAGATAGCACGAAGTCACTTACTATATCTACGTCTTCAGCTGGAACAAGTAATTCGGAACCTATTACTATAAGTGGCAAGGGAGTAATTGTTAGAGCTTATCCAAACTATTATAGTGTAACAGTAACTTCTAGTACGAACATGACTTGCGTAACTAATTATGCATACAATAGTGCTACTTCCACATCACACACCTTTTATGTAGCTAATACGTCTAGAATAACAAATGCTGGTACTACTATATTTCAAATGAGTTCTTTATAGTCAGCAAATCTACTTGCCACGATATATATTACTGAATAATATGAACCCGTACTTAGCACACATGACAAACAGGGAACTGTTAGAACAAATATATTTACTATTACTTCAGATTAACGTTAAGGTAAGTGAGATAGATAATGATGCCAAAACATTTGGTATGAACTTAGCTGCTGACTTAGTTGGTAATATGTTAGATGATTAGTCAGTGAGTAGTAGAAAAAACTAATAATGAATAATATGGAATTAGTATTAAAAAGAATATTTAAAGGAGATAAGTATACTATAGGTAAACTATACTGTAAGACTTACTCAGATGAACAATATGCATCTGGAGAAGGATATGATCTGATGTATATCTGTGATACTCTTGAAGATACAGATAGAGGATTAGATTCTAAAATGACTCTGGATGAAATTAAGGGCATTAAGATTAAAGGAGTGACAGCAATACCCACTGGTACTTACAGTATTACTTTAGATGTACAATCTCCTAAGTTTAGTAACTATAAACAGTACTCATTCTGTAAAGGCTACTTACCTAGATTAGTAGGAGTTCCTGGTTATGAAGGTGTGTTAATCCATATAGGTAATACTCCAGAAGATACAGATGGTTGTATACTTGTTGGACAGAATAAAGTAAAGGGACAAGTAATCAATAGTACTAATACCTTTAAAGAGTTATATAGTATGCTTAAGGAGCATAAAGATATTAATGAACCCATACAAATTACTATAGAATGAGAATATATTTAGTTATAACGGAATTTGATAGCAGTCAATATTGTGAGCCTGATATATACAAGGAAGTAGATGCTGTATTTGACTCTGAGGAGAAAGCTAAGAGTTGTATAGACGATACATTAGTTGCTGAGCTCATTGAAGAAGAACATAACCGTACCTGTATTAGTAGTAAATGGGAAGATAATATCTATACTATAGAATTTGACGATCACTTTGCTATTTATGTGTACATAAAAGAAATGGAGTTAGAATGAAAACGTGTTTATATCAACCTATATTTATAAATCCATAGGCATACTTTGTATTCCCTTCTTTGTATCATATAGAGAAGGGAGATTCGTTTATAGAACCTGCTAATATTACTGGGCAGCTTATCATTAATACTCTTACAGATGATCCTACTTTAACCCCTATAATACTTACTGTAAAGGATAACAATTAGATTGACTTTAGTATCTTTGCAGGTAAGCATATACGTATTAGTTAGTATACCGATGAAGGTGCTGTGGTATTGGGTGAATGGTTAATGCCAGGTGAATCAGCTCCAGTATATCCTGATTGGTTTAATGACAGTCTAGTATGTTGGTATAGTCCTAGTAAGTAGAAGTTAACATAGTTAGATGTAATAGAATCTTATGCTGAGGATTTTACTTATTGGACGCTTGATAATACAGGTATTACTTCTACCCCAAAGAAAATAGTTATTCCCGCTGGTACAGAGTTAAAATATGTCATAGCTTTTAGAGGTTTTAATAGTTTTACTGCTGGATTCGATATTAAATATACAGGCAATGCTGTTATAACATATAGATACAACAAAGAAGACGGTACAGTAGGTACTATTGCTATTGATAAAAGTGGTATCTATCATTTACCTGCCAGCGTTAGAGCTCAAAAGAATTTTGGCTTTTATTGTAATCCTCAAACAGTAACAGAAGAAGCTACTATTGAGCAACTCCCTACCTCTATCCTCAAAGATTTCAGTGGTAATGGACTTGATGCTTATATGTATGGTTTTCAAGGGAAGTTGAATAGTGGGGTTGGTATTTATCAAGCAGATTTTACAACTTGGAATAGAAACAATTTTGATGTTCATTCTGAATATATTATAGCAACTAATGGTGTTAATGGTTTATCATTCTATGGAAGTAAAGCTAATCCTATTAATGTAGAAATTAAAGGCTATAATGATAAAGTTCAATATTTAAGATTAGGATATAATGATGAGAATGGCGCATTTAAAGAAATTAATGTACATGAAGATGGTATATATACTATTCCAGGTTCATCTTCTACTCAAAATAAAAGACTTCAGAATATTTCTGTAGCTTTAAAAGAAGATACTGAAGTTATTATTACTCAAATTCCCGATTATACCAACCAGCTCTGCTATAGTGGTAAAGAATACTGTATAAGTTATAATCAGCCTATATTGACAGACTATACTGTTATTGCAGATAGAACTTGGTTTGAGAATGCAGGAAATCGGGTATTCATTACTAAAGGTAATATCTGGCCTAATTGTGCATTTACTTTTGAGAAGGTTAATGTTACGTTACGTAGTGAAACATTTTCATACTCACAAAGTACCAATATTGATGATTTAATAGGTAAGAGTGGTATAACCTACCAGACAAAGCAATCTTATAACGGGAAAGTTATTGGTGTAGGCACTTCACCAGATGGCGATATATTGCTTATAGGTGGACAGTTGAAAGGAGAGTATATCGGTTGCCATTCTGACTTCTTCTTATTTAACCGCACACTGAATGAAGATGAAATAAACTGGCTAAAGGAAAATATTTATAATATAGAGATTTAATTTAAACAATATGACAAGACAAGAAAATCCTAATTTTGTAGCATCTAAGTATGCTCCAAATCCTAAAGAAGTTTCATACTGGATTGACTTATCATCAGATACTACAGGTAATGTAATTAAAAGCTTTGATGGTAAGCAGTGGATACCCACTAACTACAAAGAGAATACAGACCAGTCTGAACGTATAGATGAACTTGATGCTAGTTTAGCATCTGAAATTAGTAGAGCTAAATCTAAAGAAGAGCAACTTGAGAATGCTATTAACGATGTAGATAACACTCATTCTACTGATATACAGGAAGTAAGAGAGTCTATTAATGAATTAGACAGTAGTAAAGCAGATAAGGCTACTACATTGGCTGGTTATGGTATTACTGATGCATATACTAAATCTCAAGCTGATTCCAAAGCTACTGAGATAGCTAAAGCTGAATGTGCTAAGTTAGTTGCATCCGCTCCTGAAACTCTTGATACCTTAGATGAAATAGCTGCTGCATTAGGAGATGATCCTAACTTCGCAACTACTATCACTAATCTTATTGGTACTAAAGCTGATACAGCTACTGTGAATGCTTCATTAGATACAAAGGCTGATAAGGCTACTACTTACACTAAGTCAGAAGTAGATACCAAGCTTAATGCTAAAGCTAACAGTGCAGATGTATATACTAAGTCATAGACTAATACAGCTATTAGTAATGCAACTAATAATAAAGTAACTTCTACTTCAGTTAACAGTATTCAGATAGTAGATGCTATACCAGAAGCAGATAGCCAAGTAACTGGAGTATTGTATATTAAACTTTCAACTGCTGCTTAATATGGGAGAGATTGCTATTAATGGTACTACATTCCAAGAAGTTGCTGCAAACGGTAAGACTGTTCAAGAGATGTGGTTGAATGGTTCTTAGATATATGCTGCAGGTGACTTATGGTATGGAGTACGTTTTACAGGTAGTAGTCCTGATGGAGTAAGAACTGGTAATATGCAAATGCATAAAGACCTACCAGTACAATCATTATTCAAAGGCTGTAGACTTACTTCTGATGGTACTATTAAATACTTTAATGCTACAGACTGGGATCATTACGAAGATGGTTCTGAAGTAACTAATAGCATTGAAGATGGTAATGATATGGTTGAATTACCTGATGCATACTATACTGTAGTAGTACACGGGGACTATGATTGGGAAATCAGAATGTCTTTATATCCTTTAGAAGGATATACTAAGTTTAGTAAGAAGTATTGCTCTGCATATGAAGCTTATAGAGACGGCAGTACCTTATACTCAATTAGAAATCAAGTACCTACTGTAAATACTAATAGATCTACTTTCTTGACACAAGCTCGTAATGGTAGAAGTAATAGTTATGCTATCTATACTTATGAGATACATAAGTTTATTACTTGGTGTTATGTAGTAGAATATGCTACCCTTAATAGTTAGAAAGCAGTTAACACAGCATTGACCGAAGAAGGTTATCATCAAGGTGGACTTGGTAATGGTATTACTAATGGAGCTAAGAAAGAAAACGGTGCTGATAGATGGGCTTTTGTACCTACAGGTACTACTAATTCATTAGGTAATGGTTCTGGTCAAGTACAGTATTCATACGTTAATACAGATGCAGAAGGTACTGAAACACAAGCCAGTCAATACGCTAATAGATATAGAGGTATTGAGAATCCATTTGGTCATGTATGGAAGAACTGTTGTGATATTGTTGTAACAGGAACAGACAATAAGATATACGTCACCAACAACAAAGAGAATTTTGGCATAGATAAATCGTTATATGAAGATAGTGGTTTAACTACTCTCACTACCCGTAATCAATGGGTTAAACGCATTACAAATAATGCGGCTGCTGACTTATTCTGTTAGGAAGGTGGAGCTGGTTCTACTACGTATTTCTGTGATCATTATTGGACGAATGCTGTAGCATTTGACAGAACTTTACTGTTGGGGGCTTACGCGAGTATTGGTTCCCATGCAGGTTTTTTCTTTCTGCATTCTGACTTTGGCCTTGGTGATGCGCATGCTAGTGTCGGTACTCGTCTGGTATATATCCCTTAATTATTAACAAATAGGTTGTCGTTCTGGATTGAACAAGTAAGTTAGATAGGAGCTAACACGAGTAATAGTTCCAATGCAGGTTTATTCAATCTGAATTCTAACAATGACCTTAGTAATGCGAATGCTAATGTCAGTACAATGAAGCACGATTATCAGAGAACTATCAGTGATTTTCAGATTATTTGAGGAACGAGACCTTGCCTCTTGGCAAAAGATAACTAACCTAAACGAGTGTGTTGGTAACTTCGGTGAAGACTCACTTAGGTGCTTCAGATGAAAAGATATAATAATTTATTTGAAAAGATTGTTTCAATAGACAATCTATATTTAGCTGATAAGAAAGCTAGAAAGAATAAGAGTAATAGAAACGATATTAAGGAGTTTGATAAGTATAAAGATAGTTTATTAGTTAGATTACAAAGTACACTGATAAACCAAACTTATACTACCTCTAAGTATGATACATTTATAATTAGAGAACCTAAAGAAAGACTTATATTCAAATTACCTTATTATCCTGATAGAATTGTTCATCATGCTATTATGAATATATTAGAACCAATTTGGCGTTCTGTATTCATTACTAATACTTATAGTTGTATTAAGAAGAGAGGAATTCATAAAGCATTGTATGATGTACAAAGCGCATTGAAAGATAAATAGAATACAGTATATTGTCTCAAGTTAGATGTAAGAAAGTTTCATCCAAGTATAGACCATGAGATATTAAAGTAGATAGTTAGAAAGAAGATTAAAGACAATAAGCTACTTGCATTGTTAGATGGTATTATAGACTCTGTAGAAGGAGTTCCTATTGGTAATTATCTTTCTTAGTTCTTTGCTAATCTTTATTTGTCATATTTTGATCATTGGCTTAAAGAGGACAAAGCTGTTAAGTATTACTTTAGATATGCAGATGATATGGTAATACTTCATAGTGATAAAGAATACTTAAGACAATTACTTGATGAAATAAGAGAACAGTTAGGCACACTTAAATTAGAAATTAAAAGTAATTATTAGATATTCAGAGTAGAAGACAGAAGTATATCCTTTGTAGGATATAAAATCTATCACGATTATACTTTGATTAGAAAGAATATTAAACACAAAATGTGTAAGAAAGTTGCTGCTATGAATAAACTTAAGCATATGACTTATAGTGAATATAGGCAGCAAGTCTGTAGTCATATTGGTTGGATGAAACATTGTAACGGCATCAATCTACTAAAGAAGATAATTAAGTATCATTAGTTGATTGAATATGCTAGAAGCTCGTAAGAACCGCTATTGGTTTCAATCAATAACATTTTTGAGTTAGTAACACATTATTAAATCTCTCGTTTTATAAATATAATCTCGAACAAATGTCATTTAGTCTCAGTTGATTTTTAAACCCCTTTTTGAATCTACTGGGACTTTTTTGGTTACCTTATCAAACTACTATCTATGAATTATTATCAGTTAGGAGAACAGACAATGCCGATATTTAAAAATATGTTTAGCAGTGTAGAGAAGTTTACTATCAGTGCGATTGGTGGATTAATATCTCTATACTCTCCGGTTTATGTCCCTATCTTAGCCTTAGCTGCTATTATAATTTTAGATACAATATATGAATGTAAGGTAAATAAGAAGAAGGAGACAACCGATATTGTTAGTAAATCTAAGAGATTATTTTCTAAGATATTCTATAAAATACGAGATGCTATCGTAGCAATCTGTGGTGCATTCACTATAGAGAAGTTTATAGTAACTTCAATTAATTTACATGCTGTAGAATTTGTTGCTGGAGCTATAGCACTCGTAGAATTCTTTACTTTACTTGAACACTTAGGTAAACTTCACCCCAGATGGAAAGTGTGGACTTTACTTAAGAAATTAGTAAAGAAAAAAGGGGAACAGATATTAGATGTCAAATTAGATGATGAACTTTCAGATGATACCAGTCATAAGCGTAGTTAATTGGTTAAGAAAGAATTTCAAAGTAGTCGCAGTAGGTTTAGTTAGTTTACTTATTGCGACTATTTTTTATCAACATAATTAGCTACAGAACAAGAACAGAGAAATAGACAGAATAACTAACAACATAAGAGCATATGAAGAAATAGCTTCCAATGCTCAGGATAATAGCAGAGTACTTTAGCTTACTATAGATGAACTTAACCATAGTAAAGATAGCTTAATATAGCAAGTTAATAAGGTTAAGAAAGAATTAAAAATCAAAGACAAGAACCTAACTGACGCAAGTGTAATCAATACCTAGATTAATGATTCTGTGAAAACAGTAATCAAAGAAAAGTTAATAGACTTTAACGAAGAGCTAAAGCTCAATGATTTAACAACTATCATAGTTAGTAGAAAGGACTCAATCCTAACAGCCAAGATTGATATAAAAAATCAACAAATTATATTTGTAGAAGATAAGAAAGAATATAAAAACAGATATAAAAATGGCTGGGTTAGGTTCTGGCACTTTGATTGGAAAAAGATACATGTCAAAAATTATCAGATTGTAAATTCAAACCCTTTAATAAAGGTAACAGATACTCGTATCATTGAGTTACCTAAGTAAATAATATATTCAATAATTATTAATCAATAATAATATGCATAGAATATTTCGTGTTAAGGCTTACGAGATGGAACATGGTCCGCACTTCAATGAGGAACACGCTCGTAAAGCTGTAATGAAAATGGAAAATGAGGATGGTACTCGTGGACCGCATTGGTCTATAGAAGAGACTACCACATTAGCCAGTCAGTATGGTATTTCCTTAACTGGTAAATACAATCGTTACGATTGGTATGTAGCATTGAACATGGTATATTCTGATTACTATAGAGTTATTATGAACATTACTGGTTCTAATAACACTAAACATTACGTTGAATTCGCAAAGGCTTGGCTTAATGACAAAGATATAGATGAAGGTAAAATGTGGTACTACTACATTTACGTAATGTGTGATAAAATCAGAGAAGCTGAAATGGAATGCTACGAAGAAGAACTGGAGAAACACGAAGGTGAGGAAGAACCTTACGGAATGTTTAGACGCGGTTCTAGAGGTGGTAGAGGTAGAAGAGGTATGTATACTTATAGTAGAGTATTTCCTTCTATGAAAGAAGAAGACTTTGAAGAGTACAATAAACTATTCGATCGCGAAAGTGAAAGAGAATATAATCCTTATAATGAATATAGCCGTGGTAGATCCACTCGTTATATCAGATATTAATTAAAATCAATTTATAAACTGAATCAATTATGTTAGAAGATAGAATTATCGTGCAAGATCGCGGTATCGACGCTGGTCTCGCTGCTTTAATGCAAAATGCTAATAAAGGTATGGATCCTGCAGCTTTGATGGCTATGATGAACAACAACGGTGGTTTCGGTGGAAACGGCGGTTGGTGGTGGATCTGGATCATTCTGATCTGGTTCTGCTGGGGTGGTAACGGTTTCGGTGGCCGTAACGCTGGTGCATTAGCTTCTGAACTAAATACTGATGCTAATACTAATTTGCTCATGTAGGCTATCAATGGTAATAAAGATGCAATAAGCAATCTGTCAACTACTTTGAACTGTGATATCAATGCAGTTCAGTCCGCTTTGAATCAAATCAATGCTGGTGTAAGTCAGATCTCTTGTGATACTAAGCTGTCAAGTTGTGAAGTAATTAATGCTATTACTTCTGGTAATGCAAATCTTGCTTCTCAGTTAGCTAACTGCTGCTGCACAACTCAGCGTTCTATTGACGCTGTAAACAACAATATCACTAAGATGGGTTATGAAAATCAGTTGTCCGTATGTAACCAAACTAATAACTTGGTTAACACTATGAACAGCAATACCCTGTCTCTCCGTGATAGCAATACAGCTAATACTCAGTCTATAATCGCTAAGCTTGATGCTATACAGAACCAAGCTCTGTTAGATAAGATTGATACTTTACGTGAAAAGAACTCTACTTTGATTTCTCAGTTGAGTAACGAACATCAGACAGCTGCTGTAGGTTCTATGATTAATCAGGCTACTGCTCCTATTGTAACTAGACTGAATGATTTGCAATCAGATGTTGATGGTATCAAATGCAAATTACCTAATACAGTAAGCGTACCTTATCCTCAGTTAACAGCCATTAACACAGATATTTATCGTGCTGCTGCCTATGGTGCATACGCTGGTGATGTAGCATATGGTCGTAGTGGATACGGTTGTGGATGCAATAATTACTGGGGTTAATTCCAGTAAGAAAGGAGGTAAGTATGTGGCCTAACTTTTTTACAGGATTACCCTTTCTATTTCCTTCATTAGGAAGAATAAATTACAATACTTTACCAGTAACTAATGTTACAGTTGGAACTGAAGCTGTAACATTAGAACTTCCTAATCATGCATTTAGAAATAGAGATTATGTTGGTGGATTTTATATAGACTTAAGAACTGCAATACCTACAGGTACTAGTGCTACATTACCAATACTAATTGGCACTAATGGTGATACTAGACCTTTAGTAACTTATAACAATGAACCAGTTAGAGTTGAAAATCTTGCAGGTACTGGTATATATTTACTCCATTATAATAAGTATACAAATCAAGTATTTTTGGTAAGCGGTGGTTATAAAGCAACTGCTACTCCATCTGCTTAATAATAACAAGGGCTACTTTTTAGTAGCCCTTTAATAACTAATATTATGACATTCGATAAATTAAATCAAGGGGATAACGTCTATATTATAGAAGTTGTCGGAACATTCAAAAAAACAACGGAATACAATGTAGGTACTGTTATATCAGTATCGAATGCATACGATGAACCATTACAACCTGGTTAGTTTTAGTTACCTAATCAACCCAGGAAGAAACTAATAGATGTTACTATACAATGTAATGGGGAATAGAAAAAATTCTCTATACCTGAGAATAGGACCGTGATAACAGACAATAATCTAGGTTTAACTATATCTACAGATAAACAGGAGATTGTAGGTATAATAAAGAATTAGTACAACACTTATAAAGTTAGGAAAGAGTCAATAGCTAAGTGTGATGAAGAAATGAGTAAGTGCTAGGCTTTACTTGAGAAACTAGATATACCAAAGGAACCCATTAATACAGAGGATTCTAGGATAAAGGAACTACAAGATGAAATAAACGAATTAAAGAATATAATTAAACAAGCAAGTTCTATGGTTCCACCACCTATGAAATAGATGTTACCACAGAATATGTAGAATGTAATGAAAGAGGTTGATCAATAAGGTCAACCTTTTTTATTTTAAGACTGTGTAAGAAGAGCTATTACATAACTAAAGGGATTGTAAGCAATTAGCCATAAAATGCCGCTATGAGCTTTAAAATGCGTTTTAGGATGTATTAACGTTAATTATAAATAATATGTCACTTAATAACTTAATTGATAATATATTACTAATAGCGCGCAATAGTAATATTACTGAATCTGAACATCTATCTAGACATTAGATTGAGATGTGGATCAAGAGTTATAGGGCTATGCTAATTAAACAAGCTATAGACAAAGGCTATGATATTGATGAAGCATATAAGACTACTCTTGGACCTATTCATTTAGATAGAGAGGAAACAGTACCAGGTAAGTTTATATACGTTGGCGATAGAGAATTGCCAACTTTAATTGGTTTTAAGAATAGACCTGGTGTAGTAGCTATACGAGATATGTTTGGTAATTTAATTTAGTTAGGTAGTTATACTAAAGCTAAATTACAAAGATACAGAAAAGCTACTTGTAAAGACTATATTGCTTGGGTTAGAGGTAATAAAGTATATGTAGAAGGAGATTCTAATTAGTTAGAGTATATAGAAGTAGATGTGATTGCAGAAGATCCTACAGAGGAGAAAGCTTGTTATAATCCAGATAGTGATTATCCAATACCAGCATCTATGATACCTACTATTACTTAGATGATACTTGAGAAAGAATTAAAGATATTAGTAACACAACCCAGTGATGTTACTAATGATTCCAAGGACGATACTTAGAATAGATATAGTAAATGAGAGAAAGAGTAAAATACAGACGTAAGAGTTATACTGTTGCTGACTTCTACACAAACTATAAAAAGAGTATTGATCCTAATACATAGTATGATGTAGATTTAAAAACTTATAAAGCAATAGTAACTGATTACTTTAAATACATACGTGATGAAATAATGTACAATTGCAAAGAATTCAAATTCCCATGCAGATTAGGTACATTACAAGTAATCAAACATTAGCCAAAAGAATTCTCTGGTAAGAGTTTAAGATGGGATTGGAAATCAACAAAAGAAACTGGAGAACCAGTATACTTACTTAATGAGCATAGTGGTTACTTCAAATATAGATTTCACTGGTCTAAAAAGAATTGTTTACTAACTAATAAGGGTAAATATTAGTTCATAGCTTCAAGAGAAAACAAACGCACACTCGCTCAAATTATTTTTAATAAGTTAAAGGATTATCCAGAATTATGATAAACAATAGAATGATTAGCTCTAAGACTGTTCTAGCAAAGGTCATTGCGGATTTAGACTTAAAAGAGGATCAGATTAAAATTTCTGATATTCGCGAGTGGATTTGCGAAGGAATGTTAAAGATTGGAGCTATACAACAATATGAACACAAAGTAGCGGTACTACCAGTTAATTGTCATTAGGCAGCATTACCATGTGACCTGTACAAACTTGGATAGGTTGCTTTTTCATTTTAGAATAACGGTGGTTGGCTACCTATGCGAAAAGCTACTTCTAGCTTTGGAGTTCAACACGATACTTGTATTGATAGACCCTGTATGTTGATACCCGACGCTGGTCTAATACCATTAGTAAAGAATATGTTTAATTTAGTATCTGATAGAGAAGCTTTAGACAAGCTTAATTCAGATTCTAATATGCGTAATACTTTAAGTGCATTAGTAAACCAGTATACTGTAGCAAGTCCAGCTAACAGATATGTCAATGGAAAGTATGCTCATACAGATACTACAATGTACAGTTGTGATTTATAGTATATGACAAAACCAGGTTATATTATGACTAATATACCAAATGGTTTTGTTAAAATAGAATATTATGCTATATTTACTGATAGTGAAGGCATGCCAATGATACCAGATATGGAATCATATAAGGAAGCTTTACTTTGGTATGTTACATTGAAACTTATGTATCCTAAGAAATTAAAGGGTCAAATATCTCAATAGGATTACATGGAAATGAAAACTAGTTGGAATTATTATTGTAAACAAGCTTATGGTGAAGCTATGATGCCAAGTACAGATGAATTAGAGAGTATCAAAAATACATGGCACAAACTGTATCCAGAGTTTGATGATCACGATACCTTCTTTTCAACTAGTGGAGATGAACAAATATTATATAATTAGAGTAGATAATTATGATTAGTAATACAGCTCAAATAAACACGTTTACAGGCGGTATGGACACAGATACGGATGTCAACTTATTGCCAAACAATAAGTATAGATATGCGTAGGATGTTCGTATCGTTACTGATGATAGAGGAACTGCAGGTGTACTATAGAGTGTAGAGGGAGCTAAGAAATATAACTTTGGTATTAAAGGTACTGAAGAGATTATAGGTACGGCTACTGTAAATGATATTGCTGTCGTAATTACTAAACTAATAGATGGTTATAACAAAGTATACCGTATAGAGAATTTTAATTCTCCTAACTTAGTTAGTACAGTAGTATTACAAGGTAAGTTGCAATTATGTGAAGATGCTGACTCTAATCAATTGAGTATAGTACTTAACTATGAAACAGTATCAAACATTAAAGCTTACTTTACCGATGGTCAGTCTTCTATCAAAGTAATCAACATAATGAGTGATAAGTATATTAAGTATCCTGGGGTTGATAATCCGTTAGTAGATGCAGATGGCAATATACTTAATCCTAATAGTATTGATATTATTCCTAATGCGGTATTACCACCATTTGAAATAAAGGAAATAGTATCTGGTAACTTTCAAGCTGGTATGGTTCAATACTGTTATAGATTGTATAATAAACATTCTCAATAGACTTCTATGTCTAGTTTGAGTAATATGGTACATTTAGATTCTTCATCCATTAGTGCTTCACTTATCAATCATAAAGGTTCTCAGAAAGGATCTTATACTGGTAAAGGATGTACTATTAGAGCAGATCTTAGTACGAAAGACTTTGATAGATGTACTATTATACGTATCTTTTATGAAGATAATAATGCTACTCCTATTTATTCTATAATAGACGATATTGAGATAGATACTACATTAGACCATATTAGTTATACTGATACTGGTAGTAATGTATTAAGTACCATGTCATAGGAAGAGTTTAATGCCTTTACTAGTTATGCGTTTATATGCAATAGTTTAACTTCTATGTAGAATAGATTGTTCGCATCTAATATCACAGAAACTTCTTGGGTTCCTATGATAGAAGATAATGGACAATTAGTAGAGTATGATGCAAGAGCATATAGAGCTAACTCTAATAATTATGTTAGGCTTGAAACTGCTAATCCAGATGAATACGAGTATTTCTCCATTACTAACTATGAAGCAATGCGTAACATACCTAAGCAACATGACTGTATTAATCCATATAATGCTGCTAGATCAACGTTTGGCACACCTACAGAATATGTATATGGAGCAGATAATAAGCTCGGTGGTAATGGTCTCAATATATCATATAGTTTCATCAGTACTGAATTAACTGAAACATACTCTCCATTATAGGGTTCAGGTTTAGCAAATAATGTAGGTCTTGATGCATCTAGTGAGTATATTAATACAATGCCTATATATGAACTAAACGGTAGCTAGATAACATCAAAGAGTATATATTCAGCAAGTAGACAGAAGAACTATGCAGACCCCATTATAGCCTCATTGTTTAGAAGTTATCAACGAGATGAAGTATACCGTTTTGGTATAGTATTCTATAACAGTAAAGCTATTCCGTCTCCTGTACTTTGGATTGGTGATATTAGAATGCCTAACTATAATACAGCACCTATTACAACTCAATATGGTGATAATTGGTATTCTAAACCAATGGGTATTAAGTTCACAGTAAAGAACTTTCCTATTGATGCAGTGTCTTATGAAATAGTAAGATGTGATAGAACAGAAGAAGATAGAACTATTGTAACTCAAGGTGTTGTTACTCCTATATATAATTATCAGATTATCGAAACCTATGATACTGGAGAAATTGGTAGAGGAGAATCTGGTAAAGATACTAATGAATATAGACCTATGCCATTCTTACACACTAAGCGTAGAAATATGCTTGTTGGTAGAAGAAATTCTGGAGCTACAAAAAAATCATCAGTGATAGATGCAGATTATATTACTGATAATTATTGGAGATTTATATCTCCCGAAGTATGTTTTAATGGGGAAAAAATGGAATCTATGTTTAAGGATAATATATATCTTAGACAAGAGTAGGTTCTATTATCAGACTTCAGTACTAGCGGACTAAATGGTTCTTATACCAATAAATGGAATTGGGTTGGTATGAATAGTACTGCTTATGACTTAGCTAACAATACTACTATAGATACTACGAATGGTAGAAAAGATACCTACGTAACAACAGAGAATGATAGTTCTGCCGATTCTGCTACTCAAGAGTTTTACATAGGACAAAATGACAAATGTTGTGCCTACATATAGAAATTTTACTGGAGAGCTAACTCAAAGTTCTTGGGTAAAGAACAATCAATAACTGATGCTAAGTATCCTGCTATCATACCATATAATGCAGTACAAACTGGTGGGGTAAAGGCATACAAAGCTAATATAGGTAATATATCTTATTCTAACTGGACTGCCAGTGAATTTAAATACGGAAATAACGATACAGATATTATTACATACGGACCGGCTGGACCTTGTCTTATACTGTAGATATCTGATGATGATATAGGTTCTATTGAACCAATATCCTTCTATCGTGACCAATAGCTTACTGATTATTGTGCATTAACTGTAGTAAATGCTAAAAGACCGGTAATACCTTATAATGGTAATACTTACTCTGCAAGAACTAGTTCTACGTACATACCAGTAGGAGCATATGGTGATAAAGCACATTCCACTGTATATGCATTCGGTGGAGATACTTATATTGGTATACTTGACTATCCTGCATAGATGATATTTCAAAGAAATGCTTCTACAGGAGATGATTCATGGGCAGAAAGAAAGCGCTACTTTGGAGCATACATTCCATTAGAGAGTACTATTAATCTAAAGCTTTCTATGGGTGAAATGACAAATAGAACTTATAGTTCTGCAATGAATACTGTAGATGCATATATGCAGATAGAACCTGTATAGATGGGTACATATCATAGTCAAAGTAAACCATTCTATCTATATAATGATGCCTATTCATCTAATCCAGATGGTAAGATGTTTAGTGCTGAAGGACTGTATAGTGAATCTAATGTAACATCATCGAATAGAGTATATGTATCACAGGCTAAGACTACTAATGAAAATGTAGATAACTGGTCTGTATTTAAACCAGCTGACTATATAGATGTGGATTATCAGTATGGACAGATAACCAATATACGTGGTATAGCTAATAGATTATATTTCTGGTAGAATAATGCATTTGGTATATTATCTGTTAATGAACGCTCATTGATATAGGATAACAATATTGGTCAATTAGTATTAGGTACTGGTGGTGTACTTGATAGATACGATTATATTAGTACTCTAAATGGTACTGAAGTAATCAACGATAGAAGTATAACTAACTCTGATAAAGGTATTTATTGGTATGATTCTAATAAGAATGAGATCTGTAGATATTCAGGTGGTGGAATAAGCATTATATCTAAGGACTGTAATGTACAAACTTATATGAACAATATGTTTGAATAGAAAACTAAAGGAGCTAACTCATTGTATGATAAGACATATGATGAAGTATGGTTCAGATTGTATAACAAGTCTTTAATATATAATGAACGATTAAATGTATTTACATCTTTATATACATTTGAACCAGATTTTACGTTACCGTTCAAAGATAAGGTTGTTACAATAAAAGATAATGACTTCTATATTATTAACTCCTTAGATATTGATGGATTTGGTGATACAGATAAAGATATCAAAGTATAGACAGTAGTAAATAAAGATGCTTAGTATACTAAGGTATTTGACAATATAGCATTACAAGGAGAATTTATAGCTCCTAATAATGAAACACTCAGATAGAATGTATTAAGTGGAGTAAAGTTTACTACTAAACATCAGACCGCTACTAGAAGTGGAGATGATTTAAACTTTGACTATCGTGAAGATACTTATAGATTACCTGTTCCTAGATAGGATACTTTTGAAGAAGATACAAGTATGTCATTTCCAGCTAGAATGAGAGGTAAATATATGATATGTGATTATTCATTTAGATCAGATAAGGACTATACTTTTTAGATGCCTTAGATAACAACTACTTATAGATATTCTAGAATTTAATATGAAAAAGAAAAGAAAGATTAAAGTACCTGCTGCAATATATGGACTTTCAAATAATGCAGAACTACAGTCTAGTATCACAAGAGGTATAGCTCCTAATGATCCTTCTCACTTAGCATAGTCGATTCCTACTAAGGGAAATGGATTAGGAAATGTAATGGGAAGTGTAGGTGCCATAGCTTAGGCTATACCAGGAGCTATTAATACTTTATCTAGTCCATTTTAGACATCTACTGCAACTACTGGTGGAGAAGCAGCTATGTAGTCTATATCTGGTATAGGTGAGGGATTAGCTAGTGGTGCTCAATTAGGTATGTCAATTGGTGGACCAATTGGTGGTGTTATAGGCGGTGCAGCTGGTGCAGTAACAGGATTAATTGGTAAAAAAGGTAAGGAAGCTTCTATGACTTCCTTTACTGATTATGATGAAGGTACTTTAGGTACTGGTCTAATAGGAGCTTTTAAGAATAGAAAACTAAGAAAACGTAGAGCTGCTGTTAGACTAAATGCATTTCAAAATAGAGAAGGTGTTGCTGCTACAGAAAGATTATTGAATGAATTCAATGAAGACAATACTGAATTTAATACAGATACTTTTGAATATGGCGGTTCTATTCCTTCATCATTGGCATATGTAGATGATGGAGAGTTAATAGCTACACCGGATGGCCAAGTAAGCAAAGTACCTGAATAGGGGCAACCTACAGATAGTAATTTAATTAATTTACCAGAGGGCAGTAGAATATTAAGTAATACTCTTAAAGTGCCTGGTACAAATAAAACCTTTGCAGAATTAGGTGATAAAATGATGGCAAAGAAGAAAAGTAAAGGAAAAGATATCTACGCATAGAATGCAGAGATGTTAAATAATATGAATAATCAGATTCTGCATGATAAACTGTTTAATATGCAGGAAAATTTAAAAGCTAAGAAAGGTATTAAAGCCAAAAGTAAGAGCTTACAATCTTATGCTTATGGTGGTGATACTCCTCCAGCAGGTTACAATGCTGCTGGATTTATGATTGATCCTCGTTTTGCAGGAGAAATAAGTATGGGTGTTTCAAAGCCAGAGCCTAGAATTAGTCATTACTCTGAACCAATCGGTCCTAAACCTTTCGAAGTTACTCCTATGGAAGCTTTTGTAACTCCTTCATTTGAGTTACCAGCTTCAACAAAAGCAAAAGCTACGACTAAACCAGTAGTAACTGAGAGTTCTACACAATTACCAGAAGATTATGTAGAAAACCCGTATGAAAATTGGACACCATCAAAGATAGTTATTAAACCTCAAACCAAAAGCAACGGGATACTTGATAACATTCTAATGACTCCTTCTGAAGTAGGGGCAGACATTGCTCGTAGATAGGAATGGGAAAATGCTGCTAAATCTAACCGTTATACTTTTAATCTTGGCGAGTTAGCGTCAGGTGTTGCAACATTAGCCCCTATAATGTCTAATTTGTTTACTAGCGACCCAGAAGCTGTACCAGTAAATTATAATCCGTACGCTACAGCTATTACCAATACTATGGCAAGGCGTAGATATAACATTGATCCTTTACTTAGAGACATAGATTAGAATAGAGCTGTTGCTAACTATGCAGCTAGTCAACAAAGAACCAATACTGGTCAAGATATGGCATTTAGATTACAGACGGCTATCGCTGCTAATAAAGCTAAGGCTGCTGCAAGAGCTACTGAAAATAATGCTAATAACCAGTATAAGGCTGAATATGCCAATACTATGAATGATCTTGGTAAGCAATGGGTTAATGCTGTTAATCTGTCTCAAGACCTTAATGCACAGAATAGAGATGCCGCTCGTAATATTCGTAGAGCAGGTCTTAGTCAATTGAGTCAGTGGGGTTAGAATAGAGAGCTTATGCGTAACCAGAAGAACAGAGACGATGCAATGATGAAGTTATATGATCCCTTCTTACAAGCTGGATTTACTGCTTCTGACTTAGAAGGTTTTAAAAAGTACTTAAAAAAGGGAGGTAATAGATAATGAGCGCTAATAGATATGATAGAGCCGCGGAAGCCCCTATATTAAATACATATGTTCCTATTGATTTCGGTGAATTGTACAGAATAGGAGCTACACAAAAACAAGCTGTAGATGAAGCTGCTCAATAGTTTGGAGCAGCTTTACAGAAATTTGGTGAGTTTAGATCTCCATCTGCAGTAGATACGCAGAATTGGTATAATCTTACTACTGGTAGAAAAGATATGCAAGATGCTATAACACAGATAGCATCTAACCCAGATTGGATTAAAGACGCTGCAAACAGAGCCACACTACAATCATTAATTAATAGCACTGATTATACTTCTCTTAGTCTACTTAAAGAAAGTGCAGATAACTTACGAGCTGGTTTAGAGATGCGAGCTAAGATGGAAGCAGAAGGTAGATATAAAGAAAGCTGGGATCAATCTGATATACCTAATTATGATACTTTGGGTAATAAAAGAGTATTTGATGATATTACTCCTATTAGATATATGACAGCAGATGAGATGTCTAATCCTTATTTCAGTAATCTTAAACCTAGTAGTTTGGGTTCTGTATGGAAAGATGGAGTAAAATATGACAGGACTGGTATAACCTACGATACATTGTACGACATAGCTGATGCGAGATTCAATGATTTAATCAGTACTCCTCAAGGACAACAATACTATAAAGAAGCTTTACAAGCGACAGGCGGCAATGAAGCTGCAGCTAGGGAAGCTTTTGTAGGTATGATTGCTGATTCACAAAGAGACAGAATTATAAACCAAGATACAGTTAATCCGCTGTGGTTGTTACAAGCTAAACAGGCTGCAAAAGGAACAGGTCAAGATGAAATAATTAGACCTAATCCTACTAGATTAGATTTCTTAAATGAATCTATTACTAGAAGTACACAGTCTAGAATTGGTTCTAGGTTTGATCAATATAGAAATTATATTGAAAGCTTAATTACCAAATATCCTAACAGTAAAATATCAGAAGATGCAAAGAAAGGAGTCCAAAATATAGATAATATGATGGCTTCTTATACACAACTCAATCAAGCAGCTATACAATACTCTAATGCGTATAGAGCTACAGGTGATGTTAATGCTCTAGTAATAGCAAGAAGTGCATCAGATGCGGCTGATAGATTGCAGGCACAAATGATAGGTCTAGCTAATAAACATGTTCTTAGAGATGAATTTCAAAAGACATCGGGATTTTCTCCTATATCTGTAAATAGTAATAAAGAATACTCTAAGTAGGGATACTTAAAAGGGGTTAATTCTGCTTTAGATTTAATTAAGAGTAATGTCAGCTTACTAGAAGGAGACGATCTACTCACAGGAATAGGCGGTACACAACATGAAATAAAGGACGAGAATGGTACTATAAAGAATGGTTATCAATTTAGTGATTCTAGAGGGTTCTTATTACCAGAAACTGTATTTCAAATTGCATCTGAAACTACTCCACGAAAGGCAAAAAGAGTAGCGGGTCCATTCAGAGATACAGATTTTCCGCTAAAAGAAGCATTAGAATCTGGAAGCTTATCTGATGTTCAATTTATTCCTGAGAATAAAATGGTCAAAGTAGGTCCTGGTGCATTCGCTCTTTCTGGAAAAATAAGAATACCAAAAGAAACTATTGAATAGGCTTTAGGTACAGGTTTATGGAGTGATAAAGGTATCACACGAGGATTTGCAGATAATTTAGTTGCCCCATTAGGTAGACAAAGTACTAGAACTGCACTAAAGGATTTATATGGAGCTCGTAAAGTAAAAGAAATAGTTGGAAAAGATGGACATGAGTACTATGAAATGGATATATATAAGACATTACCAGGTACTGATATAGCTCCAGAATACTGGCAGAGAGTAAACCAAAGATGGCAAGGAGGAAATCCTACAGGTATAGGTGGTACTACTCAAGCTAAAGAAGAGTATGGTACTTCAGCATTACAAACATTAGGAATGTACAATTAATAACTATGAAAAGAAAAGTATACGATACATCGTTAATAGATAGTATAAGACAAAGAACAGCTTTATATGATGCTTATCAGGCTCCTAAGGCTAATGTGAGCGAATATTTTCATACAATGGAGAATCCCTCTTATGAGGGAGCTCCAGATGATTATGGAGTTACAGATTTAGTATCTAATGCATTCAATGATTGGAATCTTAAAAGAAATGAAATAATTAGAGACAGCGCTCTAGGTGATTATATTATGGCGGATTAGGATTATAATACTATTTTAAATGCCAAAAATTATATTTAGGCTGTACGTAGTGTTAATGCGATACTTCCACAACTTAGATAGAATCCGGCAGATACAGAGTTAAGATCACAAGTAAAACAATTGTCTGATGTAATACTTAACAGTAAAGAGTATTATGATAATATATTGAATGATAAGCTGAATGATTCTTCTTTAAACACAAAGCTGAAAACTGATTTCATTAATGGAAATTGGGATTCAGCTTTAAGTGAAATAGACCGTCAGACTACTGAATAGATTGATAAAACTACAGGAAGTTATGCAGATCCTAATACTTTGTATGCTAAGAAGAATATGGCATTATTTGAAGCTAGTAATGCTCAGACTAATGCAGATGAATACAATAGTAAATTAAGATCTGATTACTATCGTAAAAAGTCGTAGGAACCAGGTATGGATCTTACTGATATAGATACTTATCTGTTTAAACTTCCAGGTTTGATGGGTTCTTCTGCAGCCACTATCACTAATGATATACTTACTACAGGAACTACGTATGCTACTACATCATTAGGAGCTCATTTTGGTCCCATAGGTGCTGCAGCTGGATTAGTGGCAGGAGCAGGTGTATCTATACTTGGTAATCTATTTAGTAGAGAAAGGGAGTCTAAGAGAGAAGTATACAGTAACTATAAATCAGCAGTATTAAATCAAATTGATAAAAGCGGTATATCTGCATAGCTATTAAAAGATGCTAAGGCTGAAATGTAGAGAATGGGTTCTTACACTCAAGAACAAATTAATGACGATGATTATGTATACGACCAATTACTTACTAATCAAGTAAAAGTGGACAATGTTAAGTTCGATAAAATTCGTCTTAATAACTTTGATGGTATGAAATCACTTTATACCGACAACATGGCTTTGTCTACTTGGGATGCAGCTCAAACAATGCTTGAAGTAGTACCAATAGGTAGAATAGCTAGAAACGTAAGAGGACTAAAAGCTTTAGCTAAAGGATATGATAATAGCAAGGATTTTCTGAAAGGTAAATTAGCTGAACGTATTGACGATGTAGCAAGCTTTGGTATAGATAATGTAAGTAAACTACCCAAAATAACTAAAAGGAAAGCTGTAATAGATCTTGGTGGTAGAATACTTATATCTTCAGCTATGGAAGGTGCTGAAGAAGGTATTCAATACATGAAAGGACAAGATTATATAAATAGACATTTTGAAGAAGACCCTAATTTGGCAAAGAGTTTCCTTAAAAATTTAGGTTCTGGAGCGAGATCAATTTTTGCAGCTATTACTCCATGGGATTCAGTATACTCTGATGATGCTGAATTTATGGAAAATTTCAAAGGAGGAGCATTGCTTGGTGGATTAATGACTGGTGGAATTGGTGCAGCTACTACTTATTTACACACTAAAGATCAATTATAGGCTGATAAATTATTATCAGCTTTATACGCAGAAAAGTTAGATCAAAAAGACAGAGTAAGAAAAGATATAGCTTACGCCGAAATGGCTACCACAAACAGATGGAATAATCTGATGCAATCCTTCGACAATCTTAAATCTGCTAATATAGACGGACTTACACAAGAAGATATTGAAACAGAGAGAAATAATGCCAATGATATAAGGAATATAGCTACGTCTAAATCAGCATTACAACAAGCTTCTGTGTTAGGTATAGATCCTGGTACAGAAAACTATAATATCTTTGTAGCACTTAAAGATCATCATAGTAAATTATTGGAAGAAGCTGATAAAAATTTAATGGATGCTGAACTTAAGTTACAAAATATAATCAATAGTGAAGATGTAAATAAATAGATTTCTAATATTATTGCAAAATTACCTGAATAGTAGAGGTCTGAAATAAATGTAGAAGATTTAAAGAATCTTATATTACTTAATTCTGAATTAGAGACATATAGTCGTTTGATAGAGGATTATGAACAAAATGGAACAAAACTCAATGAGTTAGAAAAACACACAAACTTACGTACATCAAAGTCCGATGTGGTTCATTTCAGAAACTTATTAAACACAGATAAGGAAAATCTAAATAAAAGTTATAACGAACTTAAAAAAGTACTCGAGCCATATAATATAAGTGAATCAGATCTGCAAATTCCTACTATACATCAGGATCTAAGTGATATTCAAGAACAAACTATAGCTGCAAGATTAGATCAAGCCAGAGCACGTGATGAGAATAATATCATGTCTTCAGATGATAAAAAAGCTGTAATGGCTAAAATTAATAAATGGAAAGATTCTGAAGCTAAAGAGGATGATCTTGTTCAGGATATCGAAGATTACTTCTCAGGTAAAACATCAGAGAAAGTAATGGAAGAAGGTGAAGAGATTATACCTGAACCATTTGAACAAGAACAAATAACCATTGAACAAGAAAACACTGTATAGGAACAATCTATCACTGATACTGAAATTCAACAGCCTACTACAACAGAAAAGTCTAAAGTAAATGAAAAAGAACTTAAAGAGGCTTATAATGACTTTATTAGTTCAGGTGAATGGCAGATATCACAGAATCTTCAAGGTAGAGAAAAAGCTAGAGCTGAAGAACTAAAATAGCTTGCACAAGAAGCTAGAGAAGAAATAGCATAGAGACAACAGGAGGAAACAAAAGCCAAAGAGAAGTAGGCATAGCAACCTATCAATCATTCAGATGATAATGTTACTCCAGTAAGTCCCACTTAGGAACCTTTTAAAACAGAACCAACTAAAGTAGAAGATGTACCTACTCTTAGTGACATACTTGGAGGATGGTTAGGTGACGAAGCTAAGCAGGCTTTAGAAACTCCTAATCAGGTATCTGAAGAACCAAAATAGCTTGATAAACTAACTTATGATTCTAGATTAGATCCTTATTCCCATGAATTAAATTATAGACTTACAGATTCTAAATAGAATGAATAGGGAGTATGGATTAGAACTCCTAAGAAATTTCAGGGAATGGAATCATATCTTAATAATGATGAATTCTCTGAAATTACAGGACAACCTGACTTTATTAAGGAAGTAACTAGAAATGGTGTTCGTATTGTAGTAAGACCTTATACTAATGAAGGAAAAACTACAGACGCTATATATGCTATTTTTAACTATAAAGGCAAGGAATATATAGCTAGTGTTAAAACAGTAGAAGGTTTATATGCAAGAGGAAATTATGGGTTCAATAGATTACCATTTGATAATCAACAAATGATTGTTAATAATCTTAGTGCATTACGTAATAAGATATTAGAATTAAACAAACAAGTACAAACTAATCCGAATTTATAGATAGTTCCTACTACAATAAGAAAGACAAACGGTAAGATTGTAAATCTTAAGAATGAGGATAATAGTCCTAAAAATAAGAAACTTACGGATTCAGCTTGGTTAACGATTAAAGATCCATACGAAATCAATTCTGAGAATACTCAAGTAGGTATTACTACCGGAGGATTGGGTGGAAATGTCATACGATTTAAAAATCAAGTAATATCAGCTAAAGGATTTCCTATGGGAAAACCTGTATGGATGATTAAGACTTCTAAAGATGATGGTAATACATCTCAAGTAGGAGTAATTCTTAACTATGATGATTTTAAAGATAAACCAGAAGTAGCAGATCTTATTATAGATTTACTTTTATCTAAAGATCAATTCTATACAGATGCTAACGGTGTTACCACTAATATTACTCCATAGAATATATTAAAATTCTTAGTAAACTTTGGTCCTCAAACGGCTACTAATCCAAATAGTAATAATCTGACTGTTGAACAGATTCAGGCAAGAATGAGTAAGCAGTTCTATTTTACAGAGGATAATCAACTAGTTGTAGGTCAACAGATATACAAATTAGAGGATATAGCTTCAGTTCCAGAAGTAAGAGAAAGGCTGAAGAAGTATATAATGGACAATTTCCATTGGAATATAGATGAAACTGGTTTAAGTACTAACTATTTGGGTGGTAGTTTGCAATCTCAAACAAAAGATCCCAACCTATATCCATTATCTACATTCTTAAAGAATAATAATATAGATAAGATTACGCTTATTCCTGGTTTATTGGAGTTTACTGATAAAGATTTCGGTATTGTTAAGGATGACAATGGTAACAAAAATATAGATTCTAGTCATCCAGATGGAATCAGTGTGCTTGGTTGGTACATAAAACAAGGGATATTACTTACTGACATTGCTGATACTATGCGAGATGCTAACATATATATAGATGATGTTATGTTAGTAGATAAAACTGCAGAACGTAAAATTGAGCAAGCTCAGTAGAAAATCTAGAAAGAAGTAAGAGGTAACATAACTTTACCAGATGAAACAGGTAAATAGACTACAATTAATTTGGATGATATATTTTCTATATTAGATGGAAAAGGTAAAGGCCCTAATATGGAAGTTAAAGATAATGTAATATCTAATCTTCTTACTAACGGATAGGAGAAATTAAATACTAAATAGGCTATTGAATGGATTTAGACTACATTAGGTATTACTCCATAGATAGTATCGTCAGTAATAGATGTTACTGAGGCAGGCAGTTCTGTTGTAGGTAGAGTAACAGAGGACTCTATCTTATTATCAGAATAGGCTCCCATTGGTACAGAATATCACGAAGCATGGCATAGAGTATCACAGCTACTTATTGACCCCAAACGTAGAGATAATATATATAGATTTTATAGAAAAAAAGGACTCACTGATATTCAGATTGATGAGAAATTAGCAGAACAATTTAGGGACTTTATGCTAAATGAATCTGGTAATTATAGATTTGATACTAAGAATTGGTTTAGAAGAATATATGATTTTATCAAACTGTGGGCAAGAACTGGTCAATATGGTTTAGCTAAGATTTATTTAGCTGTAAATAGAGGAAAGTATAACGGAGTTCAACCGAATACATAGAATATTGATAGATTCAGATAGATTTATCAAGGAGAAGGTCCTAATATGGAAGTATCTGGATATGAATTTAAACATATCTAGACTGTTAAATAGTTGAATGATATAGTAAATAGTTTGACTTATGCTTTCTTTCAGGTATCATTTACCGATGGTAAAACTATTAATTACTCTGACTTATCTAAAGAAGCCCCAAGATTTGACAGATTAAAGTTAATACTGCAAGCTCAAGCTAGTAAGTATCCTTCTGATGTAATAAATGAAGTAGTAGATAAATTTGATTCTGTAATATTACCTATGATGACTACTAAGTTGAAACAACTTGGTATTAGAGCTATAGATAGAAATGAAAATGATACTATTTCTAACATTGAAGAAGGAACAGAAGGAGTAAATATAGGACAACATACTGTAGAAGGAATGAATATATCTATTAGAGATAATGCCCCAGCTGAAGTTAAATTCTTTTTTCAGACTATTCCTGCTTATGAAATAGGTGAGAATGGCACTCCATAGACCAAATTTGATCCATATACTCATTTTCCTAGCTTTGTAGATCCTAACGTAGCATGGACCAATATTCTAAAAGATTTAGCTGGATGTAGGACCATATTTAATATATTAGACAAAGTATAGTTCTTTGCTAAGAATAATGATACATTTTATCAAGCTTTATTAGTTAGATTAACTACTCTTATTAAGAACTCAGTAGATACTGATCCAAATATATCAATACCTGCTGAAGCTATGTTAACCAAAATAGAGACTGTAATTACTTCTGATATTAACAATTATATTACTGTAAAAATTAGTGAAGATCCAGAAACAGGATTTACTAAAATGGAATTAAAAGACAATACAGTAGATGTCAAAGCAGCCAATTATCCTAAAGTATGGTCACAAGCACTATTTAATAATTCTGGAATATACGAGTATAATAAGGAAGGAGTTGTAGTAGCGAAAGAAGGAGCTAAACAACGTCTACATACTTTAGTAAATAATTTCAATAGAATAAGATCTGCATTTACTAATAATAAAGGTATATTAACGTTAGAAAATAGAAATATAGATTTACATGAAATTGCGAATCAAGAATCTCTCAAAGATATAATCGTCAATATGCTGAACATAGTTGGTATAGGAATAGACAAACCAACTCTTAATAGAATGTTATTATCAGGAGACTACGGCAATCCAAGACTAGATTAGTATACATTGTTAAATTCTTTTATTGTTAATAGAATTAAATTTGGAGGATTACCCAGAATAGTAGAAACACTGAATACTATAGAAGATTCTATAAACAATGATAATACAATTAAATCTGCAGAAACTGTAGAGGGAGCTATAGTTCCATCACAAATATGGAATAATGTAGGATTTGTTAAAGAGATTGCTAATTACTACGCTTATCAACATGCAACAGATAAGAGTCTAAATAGTTATGGACCTGATGGTAATAGCTATTACATGGTATCTTAGAACAATTTCGCAAAGGATAGACTTAACGAAATAGTTAACGATAAAGAAACCTTTGATAATTTAAGTTCGGTAGTTTATAATAACAGTTCTATCATACTTGATTCCGTTAGAAGAGGTAACAAAGATTTATCTATAGAAACTCTAATAAACTTTAAAGATACTACCTCTCAAGATACTGGTAGAGATTACTTTGGTATTACTGATAGAGAAGACTATATAGCAAAAATGACTGCTATATTTAATGATAGAATTGTATTTCCAACAGTAGCTGATAAGAAAACATATCACTTCATTAATGGTATCAAATTACCTCATGAAAGAATAAGATTCAATGTAACCCCATAGGGCTCATTTATCCAATATGGTGAGCAATCTATGGATATACTTTTGAACTATTGTTATGATGAGTTAAACCAAATAGAACTGTGCCTAAGACAGATTGATGATGATCCTAGTCATTATGATGAAACAACTGGGTTGCATTATAATGATGATGGTACAATAAATAGTGATTGGTTAGAACCTTCTAGAAGAATAAAAAACTTTCATACTCCCAATGAAGTAAGTTGGAAGGATAATAATGGAAAAGAACATACAAGAACATTAGAAGGTAATGGAGCCAGATTCCTGCTACTTACAGGAATAAAAACATCTAAAGGTTTCATTAGCTTTAATGATCCTATGAAGTCAGCTAAAGAGAATTTACAAACAGCGAAAGATTATTTCTTTAATTTGTCTAAAGATACTTAGAAGGCTTTCTTGAGTTCATTGATCAATGATATAGTAAAGTAGGAGATAGCTACTGCAAAAGAACTAGGGTTAATAGAAGGAAACGATAATAATGATATATGGAGTTTGCGTAATAAACTACTAGATGATACTGAATTGAACAATAGAAAGCAATTCTATAGCTAGCTTGATCCTACTAATGCTGAAGGATACGCTATATTTGATATGATGGCAGATTATAGTATCAATAGTATCATATCAATCAATGAAGTAGAGAAACTATTTAGTGGTGCTCCAGCTTATTATAAAGTTAAGTATGACCAATATGGTCCGGTAGATGTATCCATTGATAAAATCAAACGTCTTGGTTCCCTTACTTCTACAGGTTTGAATAACCGTTTAGATTTCTTTAATGACCCAATAAGAGATGAATACGTAGTAGCTGAACTAAAAGACCATGAGATCATGGATAAGCAATACTATGAATATGAAGGTCTATTTACTAGAGGTAATATTAAAGAAACTATCTAGGAATTAGAAGGTGAAGAAGCCTGGAATGAAGTAAAAGATCTAAGTATAAACGATATTGAGCAGATATATCCTGAAGCTGTTAAGATTGCTAGATAGGCTGCCAAAGTAGAGGTTGCTGGTTATAAAGAAGGTATAAACGTAGCAGATGCTGCTGTATATATTAGTCCTAATATGACTAGAGATTTACTTAGAATGAGGGGTGTATGGTCACCTGATATAAAGAAAGCATTTGAAGTACTTACTAATGAAGATACAGCAGATTTATGGGATTCAGATCCTAAATTATACGCAGAAGCTAATAAGGTAATATTAAATGCTATGAAATATATGGCATTTGGTACTAGGTTTAATGAAATACCTGGTTTAGGTATACCTTACTTTAATAAAATGGCTCTATTCCCATTGTTCAAAAGTATAGCTACGGGAGATATAAAAGCCTTATATGATAGAATGGTGGATCCGAATAAACCTGTTGACATGGTATTATTTGATTCAGCAGTTAAAGCTGGTTCTAGATCTCCTATGAAATTCTACAGAGTGGCCGAAGATAGTGAAATAGAACTTAAGGATGGTCAGACTGTATTAAGTGCTAGAATTACTGATCAACTTACGAGCGGAGAGGGAAATACTCTAAATGATTTTAACAATCTTGTTACATATACTTAGAAATTTAAGTATCTGAGGCAACAATTAGAGACAAATCCTCATACTCACGAGGAACAAATGGCTGGTACCCAGTTTATGAAAGTGAACCTCTCTAATCTACGTATGGATGATCTCTATGGAGTAGAAGGAAAACAAGTTACAGGTAGATAGATTAAAGACACTATCATGAATTCATTGAATAAGTTATCAGATATGGGTGTTAAAGATCTAACTGATAAATTATTCAATAGAGATGGAAGCGTGAATGTAACTGAATTAGCTAAAATGCTAGAGGATGATGCTAGAGAATCAGACGCTAATGACAATGTATTATCTGGACTTAAAACATTAAATGATCAGTTCATAATACCTCTATCAGCTCTATCTGATAACAAATGGTTAGAAAGTAGATTTATATCTATGATTAATAAACAAATTATAGATGTACATATGCCTGGTGGAGCTTTCATTCAAAGATCCGCATTAGGTTTAGAAGCTACTTCTAATAAAGTGATAACGCCTAATATGATAAACAGCGGTAGAGCTTTAAAATCCATAAATGATGAAGGTTCTATGGATTCAGTGGTAAGTATAAATCTGTTTAAGCATATTATACCTGACTACGAAAGAATGACTTTTAGAGAAGCAAGACAATGGCTTATTGACCATGAAGTAATAGGTGATAAAGCTACAGCTAATGCTATTGGTTATCGTATTCCTACCCAGTCTGTAGCATCAATCTCAGCATTGAGATTCGTAGATGTATTCCCTGAAATAATGGGTGATACTATAATGTTACCTGAGGATTTTACTAAACTTACTGGTTCTGACTTTGATATTGATAAATTGTATGTAGCTAGATTTGCATACAATAATAAAGGTATTAAGTTTAATAAAGGCAATTCTTTTAAGTATGAAGAGGTACGTAACTCTATTAAGAATGAAATGCTTGATGCTTACTTGAAAGTATTACTTACTAAAGATAATACCAATTCTCTTAAATTATCTATTGATAATGCTACAGAGAATGTTAAAGAGGTACTTAGAGATATAGAGGGTCCTAATAGTTATCATCCTATTCCATTTGAAGTATATTCTCCTACTTATCAAGAAGCAAGAAAAGCAGAATACACAGGTGGTAAAGCTGGTATTGGTCCATTTGCGTTGAATAATGCTCATCATATACTAACCTAGCTAACTAAATTAAAAATGGTCAACAATGCGTTTACTACCGCATTAGATATACAAGAGTTAGGAGGAATATACGACACTCCTGTTGAAGGTATGGATAAAGGAGGAAGAATATTAGATTGGTTATCCGCTATGATTAACGGCTTTGTAGATATTGCAAAAGATCCTTATATTGTAAGATTGAATGTAAATTCATGGACATACAATATGGTGTCATTCTTATTGCGTACTGGTAAAGGTAAACAAACATTTTATTTCATAGCACAACCTATTCTTAAAGAAATGGCAGAAGCTGTTATCAAGACTAAAGGTAAATACGGTATTGATAGGACTAAAACTCCTACTCAACTGGAAAACGAAGCCATAGAAGAAGTATTAGATAAGTATGACCCTACTAAGAAATACAGGAAAAAATACGAATTTATCAATAAAAAAGATACTACGGCTGCATAGGAATATTCCGATCTGTTTAAAACTTATGAATTTAAGGATGGCTAGTATACTTCTAGGACTAGAGAATTACTTAAGATGGATCCCGATGATGCTAGTAATTTTAATGAAGAACAAGTTCGTATATACTATGCATGGAAAGCATTGAAACCTTATGCCGATTCTTTAGCTAATCTTGTTAAATATTCTAAGATAGACACAAAAAAGACAGGTAAAACATTTGCAGAACAGCAGACATACTATAATGGTATGTGGGCAATGGTTGATGATCCTAATTTCGCTGATGGAGAGATAGATAGATTCTATAATGAAACATTTATAGCTAAGAAGACCGAAAACAGTATTCCTTTTGGAACATCTATATTCAAAAACTTATTACTTAGAAATACAGATACTTTCTTAAATAAAAAGGATATACTGTTATCATTACTTGGAAGAAGGAATAACGCTGATTCTAAATTGTTAAATGCTCTAATATCTGGCATGGAAGCATAGATCAAAAGTGGTTTCTTTAATCAGTTAATAGAACAAAGTGGTGTAGATATAGAAGGTATGTTTACTGGGAAAATGTCTATGGCTAAACGTATAAATAACTTCAAACAGGAAATACTTAAAGGTAACCCTAGATTAAGTAGATTCCTAAACAATGACGGAACCATTAATAATGACTTTATTAATTACCTTATTCCTAATATTGATTATAATGGATTAGACTTCATTGACACGTCTGCCTTACTTGACGCTGATCAATCTTAGGCTAATAATCTTATAAATTATTGGAGAGAATTAATAGATGATCCAGAACCACAAGTTAGTAAGCTATTCAAAGACCTAGTAATATACGCATTTATTACATCTGGAGATAATCCTACTATGAATTCATTCTTCCAATATGTACCTAATAGTTATAGAAAATCTATAGGATATACAGATTATATACAAACTAAATTAGATGAATTATCTAATGGAGTAGACCAGTCTATAGTAAGAGATGATTTATTCTTGAATAACTGGTAGAATGACAAACTAGTAAGACCTGTAGACTTGTATAACAAAAATGGAGTCATGTTATACTCTGTATCGTTAAATAATGAGTCTGTTGTTCCCAATATAATACTTGGAGAAAGACAAGATAAGACAAATAAAGCTGCAATTAGACCTAGTAACTGGATAAATATGTTAATTAGGACTCCCAAAGGTTAGTTAGTAGAAGAAAAATTCCCTATATTCTATCCTTACATTAAGATAAATGATAGGTTAGGTTATGCTCCTGGTAATTATCACGTATATTCTCTAATAGGTTATAAAAAGGCTATGGATCCAGATACAAACAAATTGAACTATATTCCTATTTATGGTTTAGTATCAAAAAAAGGATATAGGTATAAAGGACATACTGTAGTAGAATACGGTAAAGAATCACAATTTGACTTTAATAAAGAAAATGTATGGGATTATGCTGAAGCTTTAAATAATAAAGAAGCATTGGCTGACATGGTTGATGAATACAGCAAACCTAATTGGGAAAACTCGGATATTCATTTAATTACAGATCTTCCTCCATATCAAAACATGAACTATGCTAAAGAATATCAAGATATGATATTTGAATATGATCAAGATAATGTAGATGAGAGTGAACAAGGAACGGTATTGACAGAAGCTGAAGAATACGCTAATGAGGAAGGAAGTCAAGAACGATTAGATAGATAGGTACAAGCTGAAGTAGATGCGATACAACAAGTAAGAGAATATTTAACAGAATTAAGCAAGGATAATTTAGAATTAGTAGATCAAATAGATACTAAAACAAAAGAATTTGCTCAATTGTTACGTGAAGAGAATCCAACTACTCCAGAAGAAGTGGAAGGTTTGATTAACAAATTTATATGTAATTTATAATATGAATAAATATTGTCCAAATAAGAATCTTCCAGAATGGAAGGAGTTAGTAAAGATAGTAGGTGAAAATAAAGCCTACTATCTTTGGGATTAGAATAAAGGTAATGGTTTAGATAAGGCTCCCAACGGTAATGATTCTAAGTTGTTTTCATACCTCTTAAACTATTATAATGGTGATCGTGATAAAGCTATAAAGGCTAAATCAATTACTTTTTCAGAAGGTTTAAGAAAAGATATTTATGACAAAGATGAAAACGGAGAATTATAGCTTACGCCTACTATATTAGGAATACTAGATAGTAATATATAGTCTGCGTAGATAGACTTAAATTATGATATCCCAGAATTGTCATAGCATGATATGAGAACTATATAGTAGATATCTAAATTGTATGATAAAATATAGAAAGGTCTTAAAGATAGATTAAATGCTATTAAACATTATACTATAAAGAATCCTAAAGTATGGAATCAATTATCTACTGTTATATCCCAATTGTCTAAATCTGAAACAGAATAGGGAATACTACAGTTTGTACAACACATTAATGATACTATAGGAGAGAGTATAACATTCCTATCTAGACCAATAGAGGATATTAATGCTAAGTAGATTAGGCAACTATCTAATGACTATATAGGCTTCTATAAACCTCTTATAGATCAAATTTAGTATGTAGTAGATACTACAGATATATTTAAAGAATTACCCGATTATGCACAAATAAAATAGCAAATTGCAGATATAACTTAGTAGATTAATATAGTAAACAATAGATTTACTAATGTATTAAAGGAAAAGGGATATCAATTCTTATAGGATTACCTACAATCTAGAGCTGTTCCATAGGAGTACATAGATAAAGCAATAGCTTGGTTGGATGATCCTAAACATGATGTAAACATATTTATGAATTGGTTTGGTATGGCTACTAATAGTGATAACATGATATTACAAACCATAGCAAATATGTTACAGAATACCATGAATAAAACTGATAGAGATACCTTAAAAGTAGGTATTGACCTTACTAAACAATTAAATATAGTAAAGGATAAATATGGTAATGATGTATAGAAGTTGTTATATGAGAAATACGACGATGGAACATATACTGGATTAAGAGTAACACCTATAAATAAAGGACAATTTAAGAAAGAACAAAAATAGTATCTTGATAAATTAGCTAATAAATTGGGCATATAGAAGGATGAGCACGATCAGTATATAATGCCAGATAATGAAGATATACAGAGTAAATGGTTTGATGGAGTAAATAAATTTTATTCAGAGAGAGCTAATAGGAAGTATAAATCTGAATATTATACTACAAGGAATAAAATGTTATCCATGAAAACAAGAGATGCCATAAATGAGATCAATAACTATATTAACACTATAACAGAACCTATTACAATAGATGGGGTAGAGTATGACAATTTGTTATCTGAATCAGAATTTAATGCATTACTTAGCTTACGCAGACAAAAATCATTACTTGCTAATAGGTATAATCTTGATGGTAGTATAAAGACAGGTGATGATCTAAAGATAGCTGAAGAACTATCTGCTTTTAATGAAGTAGTTCAAAATCACGTGAAATACAAAACTGACAGAGATAGCTATAATAAAGATAGAGCTAAAGTAGCTTCTAGATATGGGGAAGGATCAAATTAGCTGCATTTATGGGAATCTAGAAATCTAAAGAAATAGTATACTTAGGAATTCTATGATAGATTAGATAATCTAGAAAAAATTGAATAGTCTGAAGATTATAAAGAAGCAGTTAAGAAGCGTAGAGAATTTCAACAGTTATTTAGAGATCCTAAAACTGGAAATATAGATCCTAATTTAATGTCTGATTCTGAAAAAAGAGAATTACTAAAACTAGATTAGGATATTGCAGATTTATATAATTGGGTTAAAATAGATGACAGTGGTGATAATTTTAATAACTTTGCTGTTGTAACTCCTACAGAACAATATTATAAAGATAGTCAAGCTGCAAGAGATTCTGGAACAGGTGCATATAATGATTGGTTTAATAGAAATCATTATGAAGATGGAAAAGGTAGAATGCATCCTGCTTCATATTATACTGAACTCAGACCAAAAGATGAATTTTTGGAATAGTATACAGAATATGCCCCTATAAGTAGATATTCTACTATAGACGAGAAATCTGATTGGTTTAATAAAGATTGGGATCCTACTGGACCTGCTATACAACCAAATAAGAAATATTATGATAATAGTGAAGCATATAGATAGATAACAAGTAAACCGGAATTAAAGAAACTATATGATGATTTAGCTGATACAATGAGGAAGGCTAATGAATTTATATCATTTATGGTTTTTAATAATGACGATAGAATGCCACAAATACCTGCCAGATTTATGTAGGTATTAGGAAGAAAAGACAATGTATTAAATGCTTTAAAGTACGTATTTGAAGATGTTGCTACTACTAAAGTAGATGATATGGACTACGTAGAAGAATTTACTACTATGCCAAATGGAGATCCAATCAAGGTAATTCCTACTAGATTCATAAAAATGCTTGACGATACTAATGAAATTTCAACAGATGCTGTAGCTTCAGTTATATCATACTACAATATGGCTGCCAATTATAACAATATGGTTGAATAGTAGGATGATGTAGAACTATTATTAAATCTCCTTAGGAATACTTAGATAAGAACTAAAAAAGAATTAAAAACCCCAGGATCATCTAATGTATATAAACAAGCACAGTTATTAGTTGATAGATTAATGTATGGAAGGAATAAAACTCCTATTACTATAAATATATTAGATAAAGAAATTAATATAGGTAAGACTTTAGATATAGTAAGAGGATTTGTTACTAAAGTAAACCTATCAGGTAACTTATGGTCTATCGGGACATCTTTTTTCACAGATGCATCATATACTACCTTGGAAGCTAAAATGGGTAGATTCTTTGATATGAATGATCTTAAATTTGCTTCTAATGAATTTGCTAGATAGCTACCAGACATGCTTGCTAACATAGGTAATCCAGTACCTAAAGGAAAATTAGCATATTTAATGCAATTAAATCAAGTAGTAAAAGATAATAATGAAATATTTAGTAGACTTGATCAGAGTCAAGTATTAAGGGCCTTAAATCAAAATTTCTGGTTTATGGGTTATATTCAGTCTGATTATACTGTTAAAAGTCATACATTATTAAGTATATATCATAGCTATAGATTTGTCGAAGGAGAAGGATTTATGACTAAACAACAATATATTGACAAATTTAACTCTACTAGTTATAATTTTGAATAGTTACCAGTAACTCTATATGACGTATTTGTAGAAGATAAGGATGGTAATGTACATATATAGAGCAAATATGAATCCTACATTACTGATAAATTATAGAATGATGTAAAGAATAGAATTAATATATTATCTCAAAGAATAGATGGTACATTAAGAGAAGTTGATAAGGCAGCAGTCCATGCCAATGCTATAGCATCTTATATAGTATTACATAGAAATTTTATGATATCTGCCCTACATGATAGATTTAAAAGAAGACATTTCAATCTAGATTTAGGAGTAGAAGAAGAAGGATACTATAGATCTACTAGTAAGTTTTTAAAGAATGTAATAGGTCAAAGACATTTTGCTATTACATAGTTATTAGCAGATTATGATAATCTAAAAGATTACGAATAGTATGCTGTAAGAAGAACATTAAATGAATTAGTACTTATAGCAGCTTCTACATCTGTAGCTCTCGCTATTGCTTCTATAGTAGATGGAGATGATGATTATGATACATGGTTAACGCAATCTATTACTTATTTAGCAATGCGTTCTGCTTTTGAATTCAGAACTATGTATAATCCATTTGAGTTTATTTCTTTAATAAAATCTCCAACAGCAGCTTTCAACTGGTTTGATAATATATCTAGTTTCATAAATCTGTTCAATCCTGCTTCATACGTTGGTGATAGAACTCCATTTACAATTATAGATAGAGGTCCATATAAAGGGTGGCCAGTAATACTTAGAAATATAATCAAAGTAACACCTATGAAGAGTATAATAGAAGCTGTCGATCCAAAAGCAAAAAGAAATTACTTACAAAATCAATTAATGAATTTCTAAAAAGTTTCTATATAAATTATCAATTCGCTAGATATACTGTAAAAAGAAAAGGCTGAGTAACTTAATACTCAGCCTTATTTTGTTATGAGAGTTCATCACACTCTTCATAACTATAATAATCTTCTTCAGGTAACTCTGCATTCATAGACTCACCAAATCTATAAGTATTTAGAAATAATCTTTGTGCTAATTCTGGAACAGGCACGTTTGTCCAGAATCTATTTATTTCTAATGCTGCATCTATAGTAGATGTTTTACCTACTAACTGAAGATTATTAATATCTTTTTTATACTTTAACTTACTAAAACAATAAATCATATAGTGTTTATTATTTATAGTAATATATTTAGTGTTATATAAGGAATCTAATTGTCTAAACTTCTTATATCTATTCATAGATTCCTTAGTATTTACACTACTATCATATATCAAAAAAACCTTTTCTTCTAAAAATGGTCTATTTTTATCTGTAGTATAAGCATTTATAAATCCACTTTCAACCGTTAAATCACTCCAAGTAATATTATCGTCTAATAACGGAACTATATAAATGCTAACATCATTCAAGCCTTTCAGTACCATCCCCCTCGTAATAGCTAAGAGTATGCTCCCAGTTATTAGTTCGATAATGGTATGAAAGTTCTGTTAATGCATTGATAATGATGGTTTTTTGAGAGTCTAACTCTGTTTCATTAAACATATCAAATACTCTCACTTCATAGCTGCCATTTGTTTGAATAGCAACTATATAGGCTTCACAGTCGTAATCTGAAATATCAATATCTTGATCTTTCATATACCAAGTAATAGCTAATAAATAATAAGCTATTTGTCTGTAATAGCCAAATTCTTCTACAGAATGCTTAAAGTTATAAACATCTGAAGTAGTCTTTAAGTCAATTAGAATAATCTTCTTATTGACATGATCGAATATACATCTATCAAGTAAAGACTTGCAAGGTGCATACCAAATCTTATCTTCATCCATCTTAAGACTATTAGTCATAATAGGAAGTGTCCAGTTAATATGAAACTCATTATGAGATTCTACTCCTGGTATATCTGTTAGTAATTCTTTTGCTTTCTTATGATTATCAATATTAGACTTAATTGTCTTTAACATATTCAAATCAGCAAAGGAAATTACTTTTCTGTTATCTTTTTCATTTCGTAATGCTTCTATATAGTCAGCATAACGAGTACATAGCTCTGTAGCTTCTTTTAAGACGATTTCAGAGCTTTTTGAGTTGCTATATGCAGATTTATATGCAGCAATCTTCTTATCGTCTTCTATGAGCTCTAATGAGTTTGCATAGTTCTCACAGAAATCTTTTTGTTGTTTTACTTTAGGTACTTCATAATCTAAAATAATATAATCCTTCCAAAATTCATCTGGTTGAAGTATATATTCATGAATCATAGTACCTTTCTCTAATTGTGGTAACTTTAATCCTTCTTCTTTACCGTCGAGCATGTTACGGAAATACAAAGGACCTTTTTTCAGAAACCAACCAATAGAAGAATTTGATATTCTCGTGTTATCTTCATAATACGGTTTATCAATTATCATTCTCTTCCTTGTTTAATTCTATAGTTACTATTTTAAGTCTTTCTCTTTCTAAATAACTGTCAGTTAATATACTACAGTTATGTTGATTAAGATGACCATAGGATATACCATTATGCCAATGCCCAAAGAAATGATGCTTGTACTTACCGAAACAGCAATGTTCAAGCTTCTCATTATAATTAGGATTTTCATGTGTGATTAGAATATCACATTCAGGTATATTTTCATATGGACATTTATACTCATCATATTCATGATTAGTATCTTCAAATGCCCATTTTTGCCAATGTATAGGAGCTATCCAAGGAGTACCATAAAAAGTAACTCCTTCATATTCATAGAGTTCATCAATAAGAAATACTACCTTATCATTAGTAAGTATAGATATCTTATCTTTGAATTGCTGAAATGTAATATCTTTATCTAAACTATCATACAAACGTTCGATATAGATATCATGATTGCCAGGTACTACTATTACTTTCTTACAAGAAAGTTTATCTACCCAGTTTACAAAAGTAACACTCCACCATTTATCTGATTCATCGCTATCTCTTTGAACAACTAACTCTACTACATCACCAGCTATACATAGTACATCACACTCAGGTATAGTGGGTAGATTACCATGTAAATCACTAATTGCACATATTTTCATATTGCAAATTTTTTGTTAGTTTATATACTAATAATGTATAGAAAATCAACATCCTTTTAAATGTTTTATTAACTCATCTACTTGTTTTTGATTATGAACTATATAAAATTTTACATCAATTTCACGTCTATACAAGTAGTAGTTAAATAGTTTCTCACGTAAAGGCCATGCCTCATTAGGATAGCCTTTACATTCGATAATAAATCCATCACCTACAAAATCAGGTAGGTAAGTCATTGGACGATATTTCTTTTCCCCAAAAGTAAAAGCTGGAAGAAGTTCAAATCTGTGCTTTTCATAATCAGCCTTGATTTTTGCTTCTTTCAGCTTCTTATATGTATAGGTTTCAAGTTTACTTCTAAACTTTATACCGTCATATTCATTTGGAGTAGCGTTTTTTACTTTTCCTTGCTTCTTTGTACTTTTTCTTCTTACAAATAACATCATGATAAGACTGTACTCTTACAATAAGTTATAGAATCATTCTTAGTAGAAGCTCCAAATGTACTTTTTAATGTAACAGGTTCGCCCTTCATAGCTTTATCCATTACAAATTTGATAATACTCCATATAGCCTTCCATTTTGCATGACAATCTTTTACTTCTCCGGCAAGTAATTGAGCAATATAGTCAACTAAAAATGCAGGAATACAGTACATAATGAAAAGTATTTTGACAGGGTAAGACAATATCTTACCTATATTTTTAATAAATTTCTTCATAAAGCCAATTTTTTATAGTTTCGAAATCATTTGCTTTAATAGCATCTGATATATCTTTAGCCTTAAACTTTTTATGAACTAATAGGCCTTCTAAGCCTGTTTTAAGGCTCATTTTGCGAAGATATTTTACACCAGCTTCATCTCTATCAAACATTATAATAATGCGTTTAAAACGCTTCTTAAGTTGTTCTAATGCCTTATCAGGTATAAAAGTTGATTCTGATGATGGGCTTATCGCAGGAATACTCATTTCGTATAAACACATGACGTCTTTCATACTCTTTGTTATAATGAGTATATCACCAGTTTTAGGTAACTGTTTAAACCCCTGAATATCGTTTTCAGTCAGGTTATTACGCCACTTTGTATATTTATCTGCTAAAGGTCTATATATCTTAAAATGATTATATACCTTATAAGCATACATAGGATTTGTATCCTTGTAAATACCCTTTACAATACCATTACACAAATAATATTTAATACTACTTACTCCGAATTTCTTCAAAGTAGTAGTACTAATATTGAACTGAGACCAGTAATTGATGTCTGTTAGAGTAAAGTCTTGTCTTACTACACCAATTACTGTCTCTGTTGACGGTATGTATTGCTTAGAGCTAACGAGTTGCGTATTGTTAGTAATCTTAAGCTTATTAACTATATCATTTAGTATATCTGAATAATTAGTTAAACCAGTAAGTAACGAAACAAACTTAATTACATTACCGCAATCACCTGTGCCATGATCCTTAAACATTAACTGTTTAGTAGTCCTACTATAGAAACATCCAAATGATGGATTTTTATCTTTTCTAAATGGACTGTTATATATCATGCCAACTTTAAAATTACCTATATACGCTGAATATATATCATATTCTGTTACTTTAGATAGTATATACTCTAAAGTAATATTCTCTTCATCTTTTATGTTCGTAGTGTCATATAACATATGATATATCTTTAGTGGAATACTACGGAATCGAACCGTAAATCAGGCGTATTATAATAGATAGTTCTTGCTTATTTTATTCTATTCATAATATTCAACTATTTCTAGCTACCTTGTTTTACCATTAAACTAGTATCCCTTATAAAAACGTGAGTGCATGCTATCCAGAATCTATGAATTTTGTAATTCGCCACCGCCTTTCACGGCTTGCATCGGATTCCTCTAAGAGTCATGCCACCGATGAATTACTCACATAGCGGCATGCTACTCACGTATCGCTATATTATGCCTAGCGTAGGCAAGCTGTTAAAAGGTTATATTAGAACGGTAAATCGTCATTCTGAGTATCTGCTACTCCTTTATCTACCTTATCTAACGGATTAACATCTGTTGTTTCCTTATCTGCTGTGATAGGACGAACAAAGACATCAATATTCAATTCTGTAATCTTACTTACTTGACCCTCAGGTAAATTCATTGGTTCAATGAAAGTAAATTTACAATAGTTAGGTAATGTAGTATAACCTTTATTGTTATAAACTATCTTTACTCTAAGTAAAATATCTTTATTTGCTGCATTCAGCAAATTAACAACCCAATTAGCAAATTCACTAAATGATGAACCTGCAAAGACGAGAGCTTCTTTAGGATAGAAACAGCTAAGTATCTGCAATATACGCTTTACTTGTCTATTTGCTCTATTCTGAAAGTCTTCTTCAGATTCCATAGGTTTCTTAGTAGACTCCCATTCAGTATGTGTCATGGTTTGTTCATCTTTCTCGAACTTAAATTCAATAAAGATATTACTATTAATAGACTTATCAACTCTAGCACTTACAAACTTCACATTATCGTGAATACCTGCTTCTAAGTACTTATTTTTACTCTCTTGTATCTGGTTTGCTAATTCTGTACTATAAATCATAACTTAATCTTTTAAACTGATATAAAATACTGTTAAAAGTTACTCAGGCAAATATATTTTGTCCCAATATACCTTAATATCATTGTTTTCATCGCTTTCTGCAATAACAATGTTCTTACCTCTTAAATGAGGTGCTCTTGCTTCTCTAACGGAGTTATCTCCGCCTTCAAAAGAGATATGAGTTTCATTTCTCTTTCTATATACATAGCCAACAGCATCTGCTTCACCACATATAATATTAGCAAGTTTACCTACTAAGTCAAGGGACATTTCTGATAACTCTTCTCCTTCCTTATTAATCAACTTATCTCGAGTATGACCAATAAGTATAAAGTTATCACATAAATCTCTAAACATATCTATAACTTTTCTTACAGCCTGTTGTAGATACATATAACCAGAACCATTAGGTAAGGTTCTTACGTCATTTCCAGAGTAATTCTTACCCATAGGAGTTGCTCTATACAACTGTGCTGCATAGCTAAGACATATCTCCTCTAATCTTGAGGCATTGTCTAGAGTAATATATTTGTATGGTTTCTTACCGGTCTGTTTAATTTCTTCTCTAATTGCTGTAGCAATATCTCCTAAGTCTTTTACAGACCTAGCTTGTACAGCAAGAGCTTCGAGGAACTCAGAACCACCTTCTAAGTCTACGATTAGATTGTTATCTAATCTAGACGCTAGAGTGGTTTTACCGGCTTTTGGTTTGCCAAAAATTATTAAAAATCTCACTTTGTTCTATATAAGACGCTACTCTTATATACGTTCTCTTATGAACTGCTATATATCACTATATAGATCAGACTATATCATCATCTCACATAGAGATGTTCCCCACTTCCATCTACAATCACTTTAGATGTACTCTCTTTTGAGATAGTCGTTGAACTTTCTTTATGATTATTGTAAATTCTTTTAATTTGCTCTATAAAAAATGGTAAAGTTAAGTCCATTTTCATTCTATTGCAACAACCACAACACGGAACACAATTTTCAGTAGTATAATTCTTTGAGTTATCTAATCTATCAATTCCTAAGCATCTTTCCTTACCACAATAATAACAAGGTGATTCACATAGTTTTCTAACTTCTTCTTGAGTTAAATTGAAAGATATATTTCTATTTAAGGCATTACATTTAAAATGTATATATTTGTGTCTAATATCCTTTGGAAGAAGATCTTTGTATTTTTCTTCAAAGTTTTTTCTACGCCATTGCCCTAAACATTTGCTACACCCTACTCTACTATCTACCACATTGTCGTTTCTGACTCTAAGTTTTCTTCCACATACTATGCAAGTGCATATAAAGTATATTCGATTAGGTGTACTTAAATCTATTTCTTCTACTTTTAATGTTCCAATAGTTTTTCCAATATATTTCTTATATTTATTTAAAGTTTTTTCTGTAATCATAAAGCTTAGCTGCTGATTGTTTTAATATATTCCTATTTTTATATTAAAAACGTAAAATATATTAAAAGGTTCCAGCAATTCAAGGAATTTTCATTATATATCACTATATAATGTCCCAGTTATCTAGGATTCTCTACTTTGGCTTTTATTTTCTCTTTCGGTAATACAATCATAAAGCTTTAATTATATTGTATCCTCTGAGAATGCTTTGGTAGTTTCTGATAGTTTGGATATTTATTTAGAATAAACCACGATTTTTAATCCTAATCGTGATATCAATAATAGTCTTTTTAGTTTTCGGTTTCAAATGGTTCAATGAACCAGTTGCAATCGGGATGATATCGTAACCAATCTGTACGAAGTTATCAAAAATCTTAATCGGTGTACCGAATTCATCTTCAAAGTCATAATCCTTCTTAAAAGGATAATTCTTCTTAGCATAAATATCAAGTGCAGACAATGCATTAAAGAATTCTTTTTCAAGGTCAAAGTTAATGCTACCATCAGCAAAGCACTTGAACGGACATTCTGCACATTCCTTAGGCAACCATCCAATGTTATGAGTCTTACTCAAACCAAGAGTAATATAATCACCAGCACCAGCATATTCAATGCCATAAGTACATTTAGGATAGTCATAATTACTTTCTACTGTTAACCAAGGATAAGCGTTAACAACACGTTTCATCAAGGATTCTTTGTAGATATCTGCAGTTTTATTATTTTTCGGTAACTTAAATGTATATGTTTTCATAATTTTCAGCCTTTTTAATTGTTATTACTAAACGAAATCTTCATCACTGGTTCCTCATCTCGTATAGTCTCAATTAAGTTATTGTATTTCAAATCGTTATCAAACTCTAATATCGCACATTCTCCTGCATCTCTATTTTTAAGTATATGCAAGTAGACTTTATTCTTCACTAGTAAACGATTTGGTCCATACTGTTGTATATTGAGTAGTTCCGGTCTGTGGATACATATAACATAATCAGATGCATGAAATATAGTATCAGCGGAAGATATATCACTA